CATAATCTTCATCATCATCATCATCATCTTCATCTTCATCATCGTCATCATCTTCTTCATCATCTTCATCATCTTCGTCATCTTCATCATCTTCGTCATCTTCATCATCTTCGTCATCTTCCTCATCTTCTTCCTCATACTCTTCTTCGTCATCCTCGTATTCCTCTTCATCATCTTCGTCTTCCTCCTCTTCTTGTTTTCTCTTTTTCTTATTGGTCTTTTTAGTATTTATCTTTTTCTTAGTATTTTTCATTTTATTATTCATATACTTAGAAGGAAAGATAGAGTTCAAAAATTTTTCCTTTTTATATTTGTTTTTTGCAGTGTTCTTCTTTGATGGTTTGTAGCTAGAATCAGATGATGAGTCTGTTTCATACTCAGATTCATATTCTGATTCACTATCAGAAGGAGGTTGCTGCTTTTTAGCCTTCTTGGTTTTAGAAATATCTTTGGATTGTCTTGTCTTACGGTCAGTAGTCATTTTTTCAAATCTAGTCATTATGTGAGTTAATAAATGACAGGATTTTATATCAATTTTTTACAATATCAAAAAATTGATTATGACTTAAAAAAATATAAATATTATATTATAGTAAGTAATAATGAATTTACAAAAATTTCAGGATCATGAGTATAAGAAACCGGCCAAGATTATTGGTATCCAATTTAGTATGTTATCTCCTGAAGAAATTAGAAAAGCTTCAGTAGTAGAGGTAACATCACCAGTAACATTTAATAATAATAAACCAGTTATGGGTGGTTTATTTGACCCAAGAATGGGTGTTCTTGAGCCTGGTATAATTTGTCCTACTGATGGACTAACCTATATTGATACTCCTGGTTATTTTGGGCATATTGAACTAGCAAAGCCTGTATTCTTTATTCAACATTTAAAAGAAATTATGAAGATTTGTAAAATAGTATGTTTCAAATGCAGTAAGCTATTAATTAATAAAGAACATCATAAACATATTTTATCAAAATCTGCAGAAGAACGTTGGAGTTATGTAACTTCTATTAAGGTAAATAGATGTGGAGAGCATACAGAAGATGGTTGTGGTTGTAAGCAACCAAACAGTATTAAATTAGAAGATTTATCAAAGGTGTTTGCAGTTTGGGAGAAGATAGACATTGATTCAAGCAAAGAGAAAAAGAAGGTAAGTATTCGTTTATCACCTGAGCATATTATTAAAATGTTTAAGAGAATTTCAGATGAAGATGTTCATTTTATGGGTTTAAGTCCAGTTTGGTCTCGTCCAGAATGGATGGTATGTCAAGTATTACCTGTTCCACCTCCAGCAGTAAGACCATCGGTAAAACATGATGCCCAACAAAGAAGTGAAGATGATTTAACACATATTTATAGTAATATTATTAAAACAAACAAAGATTTATCAGAGAAGATAGCAAATAAGGCAACTGCAAATGTGATAGAAGGATTAACAACTGTATTACAGTATTTTGTAGCAATGATTGTAAATAATAAGGTAAAGGGTGCGGATAGTTTGAGACAGCGTTCAGGAAGACCTTTGAATTGTATTATGGGAAGATTGAATAGTAAATTTGGAAGAATCAGAGGTAATTTGATGGGTAAGAGAGTAGATTTTAGTGCTCGTTCCGTTATTACTGGTGATCCTAATCTTTCCATTCGTGAATTAGGAGTTCCATTAAAGATTGCAATGAATATTACCAAGCCAGTTGTAGTAAATGATAGAAATAAGAATTTCCTATTAAAACTTGTTCAAACTGGTCCTGAGGTTCATCCAGGTGCAAAAATCTTGGAAAAGAAAAATGGAGATAATATTTCATTAAGATATGTTGATAGAGATTCTATTAAATTGGAAAATGGTGATACAGTTCATCGTCATATGATGGATGGTGATGCAGTATTATTTAACAGACAACCCAGTTTGCATAGAATGAGTATGATGTGTCATATTGTGAAAATTATGAAGAAAGGTGACACATTTAGAATGAATGTTGGTGATACTAAACCGTATAATGCAGACTTTGATGGAGATGAGATGAATATGCATATGCCTCAAAATGTAATGGCAGAAACAGAGTTGAAGAATTTAGCTGCTATTCCATATCAAATAGTTAGTCCTGCTAGTTCTTCGCCAATTATTGGTATTTTCCAAGATTCCATGTTGGGTTCTTATCGTTTTACAAGACCTAATTTGAAATTTACACCAAAAGAAGTAATGAATTTATTAATGATGTATCCAAATGTAGATATAGGAAAATTAAATAAAAAAGAATATACTTCATTTGATGTATTGAGTCAAATTATGCCTCCAATGACAATCAAAAGAAAGACAGGATTGTATGATGAAAACGAAGATTATGAAACAAGTAATAATGTATTAGAGATCCGTAACGGAGAATTTGTGCGTGGTCAATTAGATAAGAAGTGTTTTGGAAATAATGGAATTACTCATAGAATTTTCAATGATTTTGGAAACCGACCAGCAAGTGATTTCATTGATAATTTGCAAAATATTATTACAGAGTATATGAAATCAAGTGCTTTTAGTGTTGGTATTAGTGATTTGATAGCAGATAAGAAAACAACAGATAGTATTATTCAGGCAATTACAGCACAAAAGCAAGAGGTGCAATCTATCATTGATAAGGTTCATATGGGTTTGTTTGAAAATAACACATCATATACAAATATGGAGGAGTTTGAAAGCAGTGTAAATAATGTATTGAATGAGGCAAGAAAGCAAGCAGGAAGTATTGGTAGAAAATCATTGAGCAAAAACAATCGTTTCTTGATGATTGTAAATTCAGGTTCAAAGGGTTCTCTTATTAATATTTCACAAATGATTTCTTGCGTGGGACAACAAAATGTAGAAGGTAAGCGTATTCCTTATGGTTTTGATAGTAGAACATTGCCTCATTATAGTAAATATGATGATTCTCCAGGTTCAAGAGGATTTGTTGAGAATTCATATATTACAGGATTAACAGCTCCAGAGTTGTTTTTCCACGCAATGGGTGGTCGTGTAGGTCTTATTGATACAGCTGTAAAGACTTCTCAAACAGGTTATATTCAAAGAAGGCTGATTAAAGGTTTGGAAGATTTAAAAGTAGAGTATGATATGACAGTAAGAAATAATAAAGGTAAGATTATTCAGTTTGCTTATGGTGATGATGGTTTTGATTCAACACGAGTAGAGAATCAAGGAATAAAATTAGCAAGTCATACACTGGAAGATATTCACTTACATTATGATATTGCCGGAGTAAATGAAGAAAGAGAAAATTTAATTAATATTTATAATCCAAGCACAAAAAGAAGATTAAGAGGCCAGAAGGAAAAGGCAAAAGCAAAGTGTAAAGAAATGATTGAAAAGATGATAAAGGCACAAGAATTAATTGTAAATAAAGTATTTTTGAACAAAAACGAGGATAGTATTCAAATTCCAGTAGGATTTCAAAGTATTATTTTGAATATTCAAAATCAGTTGGAATTAAATGCTAATTCATTGGTTGATATTACTCCTTTAGAAATGTTTGATTTGGTAGATGTATATAAGAAAAAGTTGGATAGTTTGCATTATATGAAAGAAAATAAGCTATTTGATATTCTTTATTATTATACATTGAATCCCAAGGATATTTTGGTAAATAAAAGATTTCATAAGAAGGGATTGATATTATTGTTAGAAACCATTAATTTGAAATATAAGCAAGCTATTGTTCATCCTGGTGAAATGGTAGGAGTAGTTGCAGGACAATCAATTGGTGAGCCAACAACACAATTAACATTGAATACTTTCCATTTATCAGGTGTATCTGCTGGTGCAACAGTAACTCGTGGTGTTCCTAGAATTGAGGAAATTCTTCGTTTGACTAAAAACCCTAAGACTCCTTCATTGAACATTTATTTGAAGTCTTATGATGAAACAAATCAACAAAAGGTAATGCAATATGCAAATATGATAACACACACGAAAATGGTTGATTTGGTAAAAAGTCTAGAAATATGCTTTGACCCAGATGATAATAATACAAATATTATGAAAGACGAGTTATTATTAAAACAATATTACGAATTTGAAAAAATGTTTTCTGGATGTAATGAAGACAACGAAGAAGAAGATGTCCAAAAATCTAAATGGATTATTCGCATGGAATTCAACGCAGAAACATTATTGGAGAAGAATATTACAATGGATGATATTCATTTTGCAATTACAAATAGTTATTATGGTAAGGAATTAAACTGTGTATATAGTGATTTGAATTCTAAGGACCTGATTTTTAGAATTAGACTGAATAGTAGTGTATTATCTAAGACAAAGAAGGATAAAAATATGCCTGAATCACTTGACCAATCTGATCATATTTATTTGCTTCGTAATTTCCAAGAAAGTATATTGAATAATATTGTATTAAGAGGAATATCAAATATTACAAATGTATTACCAGTAAAGGTTCAAAATAATGTTGTAAAAGAGGAAGGTCGTTTTAAACAACAAGATATTTGGACATTGCAAACAACAGGTAGTAATTTATTGGATATTTTAGCTGAGGATTTTATTGATAGTGCAAGAACAATTAGTAACGATATTAAAGAAGTATATGATGTGCTAGGCGTTGAAGCAGCTAGACAAATTATTTATAATGAAATTATTGATGTGATGAAGGCAAGTGGTGTAAGCATCAATTATCACCATTTGAGTTTATTGTGTGATAGAATGACTTCTAAGGATGGAATGGTTTCTATTTTCCGTTCAGGTATTTTAAATGATAATATTGGTCCTATTTCCAAATCAACATTTGAGGTTCATACAGAAGTATTATTAACAGCATCAAGACATGCCGACTTTGACCATATGAGAGGTGTATCTGCTAACATTATGACAGGACAACTCGGTAATTTTGGAACTGGTGGTTGTGGAGTTGTATTAGATTTAGAGAAAATGAAGACATTGGAAGCAGAAGATTATGAAAATATAGATGCTGAGAAGGAAATAGAAAAGGCTTTTAATGAAGAAAGTGAAACAAGTAATATGTATTCTAAATCAAATATTGAAATTAAAAATAATATTTCAACTATTCGTAATAATAATGTAACAGATTGCGTTGATGATGATTATGATATGGGATTTTAAGTAACCATAATATTTTTATAAAAAATTTTTTTATAAAATTATAGAATACAAATGCAGATATTTGTAAAAACCTTAACTGGAAAAACTATTACATTAGAAGTAGAACCCAGTGATTCTATTGATAATGTAAAGGCAAAAATTCAAGAGAAAGAAGGCATCCCACCTGAGCAGCAAAGATTAATTTTTGCAGGAAAACAGCTTGAAGATGGTCGCACAATTAGCGACTATAACATTCAAAAAGAGAGCACACTTCATTTGGTTCTCAGGTTACGAGGAGGTAATAATGGTTGTTGTGGAAAGTGTTGTTCTTGTAAAGATTGTGATTGCAAATGTGACTGTTGCAAAGATTGTTGTTAATTAACGATAAAAATTTATAATTATTTATATAGTAATTATAAATGTGTCAAATTTGCATTGATGAACCTGGAAGTCATTCATTTGAGTATATAGGAAAAACATGCGATGATATCTTAATATATTATACATGTCCAGGAAAAGCAACAAAATATTGGGATACAAAAGGTATATTAGAGCACTACGAAGAAGTATTAGAAAATAATAATAATCAAAAATGGATTTGGAGATTTGACGGTGATGGGTTTGAGTTCAAACATTCTTTAGAAATAACAACAGCAATAGGTTTAATTGGTATTTTAATAAAATACGGTGATTCATTATCTCAAATTCAAATAATAAACTCAAATATTTACATAAATAGTTTATATGGAATGATATATCCATTTTTAACACCTGAATTAGTAGATAAAATTATTTGGATATAGTTATATTTCTCTCATTTTATAATTAAATAATTGAAAATCTTTTTTATAAATAGTATTTATTAAATTAATTGAGTCGTCATTTAAATACTTATTGTAATCAACCTTTTTTCCTACTTGAAAATTTTGTTTTATTTCAAAACCAAATTTTTTCATATCATCATTTAAAGTTTCATTACGAAATATGTTTATTTCAGGAATAAGATTGCCTTGTTTATCTGTAATAAATTTATATTGAGGAACATTATGATTATCATATTTATCAGCGATTACATAACTTTTCATACATTCAAATACCTTTTCTGAAGTAGAATCAGGATTAACAATATTTAAAAACATCATATCACTTATTATTCTACGATAAGGGTCACGAACTATAGAAAATATTCTTAACTTATCGTTAAATACAACTCCTAATTTATCTTTAAATTTAAGTATTGTTGTATAAAATTGGTGTTGTAAAGATACGCGGTCAAATGGAGGAGGTAAAATACGATTTGTGTCACCGATACCAATACTACTATAGACTCTTTCACTATCATTTTTTCTGAATAGTTCTTCAATTGTAGTTCCTCCAGTTTTTGGTATATGAATAAATAAAATATGTTTATTCAAATAATAAGGCATGTATAATATCAATATATTTAATTTTCTAATATTTTTTCAATCGTAATAAAATGTTCTTTAAAATCTGCTTTTTTACTAGATACTTCATAAGCTTTCATTTCTTGAAAAGGGATCGCAGGTTCAATTAAATATGTTTCTGTTTTTTGGTTCTCATTTGTTCCATATACAAAATGAAATTCATTGATAGTAGTATCTCCGCCTAAAACCATCCAATCTAAATTAGTAGATAGGTTCTTGAATTTACTCTTTGAGAACAATACAACAGGGAGGTTATATGCTACACATAATATAATAAAATCAAGATGTGTTAAAAAGTATTCTTCGTCAAGAACCATAGATTCAATATCAATTTCATTTTTTTGTAATTTTTGAACAAATAATTCTTTTCCTTGTTTCTTTAACATGGATAGAATTTGTATGAAATAGTTAGGTTTTAATTCATTATATTTTTCAATAAGCTTATTCTTTATTTCCAATATATTCATATTCATTCCAGTTTTTTTATGAATGATTGATAAAATAACAAAGAAGCTACAAAGAGGAGTTTTTTCAAATGAAATATATTCAGAATCGGCTTCAATGAATTTTTCCCAATTTGTAAAAGGAGCTTCTTTAATAGATTTTTTTTCAACTATACAGGATTCTCTTTGAAGTTCAATGCTACTATTTGTATCATCAATGTCATTTTGACTATCTAGGTCTATTTTGTTTGAATAGGGTGGATGTTCTTCAGGATTTGAAATATCAAATGTAATATTTTGAACGTAAGAACTAGTTTCAAATGGTTCAAGATCTTTAAAATAATTATCAAAAAGAGAGCTTTGAAGTAATAAAATTTCAAAAGGTTGTATTTTGTAATCAAAATGATGAATAGTTAAATATTGAGATGGGTTTAACATGAAAAGACGAACACGATTATATCTTAATAATTCATCAGCTAGTTTTTGATAATAATATTCAGTATTATCTACCTTGCTAAGTAGATGCTGTTTAGGTAAGCAAAGTTTATTATCTTCCTTAAAACAAAATTGGTTATCTTTATTGAGATTTACAAAAGCCATTTTTTCTTCCATAGAATCAAAAACAGAATAATCAAAGTCTTGAAAAACAACATGCTCTTTTGTAATAAATTTGAGTATAATAGCTAACTTTTTCATTTTTGTAGAATATAAATATGTATTGTCTTGTATTAATTCTTCAATGAGTTTTTTGCTTTCAAAATGATAATAATCATTTAATATATTTCTAATTTTGTTACGGAATGAATTGTAAAATTGAGTTTCTAAGTAAATGTTTCTTACTAATTCAACTCTTGTATTATCTTTTTTATTATTTCTAATTAATGCATTATCCGCAGTTAAATAGTCATCTTTATAGTTGCTAGTAGTTATCATGTCTAAGTCGTCATCGGTATTTTCAATGTAATCACTTACAGCAACAAACTGATTAGATAATGTTAAAATACCTACAATAATTCCGTCTTCAACAACCTTTACAAGAGGCTTACAAGGTAACTTTTCTTTACTTTTAACATATAAATTAGTTAAAAAAGTTTTTGTTTCATTGTAAGAATTCCAATTTACATCATCAATATATTTAATATTAATATCGTCAATAAAATTGGAAGGATATGTAGGAATATAAAATTCATTTTGGTCATTAGGACGAATCTTTACAGAAAAAGCTATTATTTTTGATTTATAATTCATAATTTGATTACTAACAGTATATTCATTATCTTTTAATATTTGCAAAATACTTTCAGCAGGCAGATTAGTTTTATATTCATGTATTTTTGTGCTACTTTCAATTGGCTTACAATACTTATTACTTGTGTATTCAATTGTATTAATTACTTTCTTTAGTTCATTAGAAATATCTGAATTAGATAAAAATTTAACAGCAGTTTTATTACCAGCATTTTTATTAACTACAGTGTTACCATATTTATAAATAGGTTCATAATATTCTTTGTTTTTTAATAAAATAACACTTTTTAATTTCTTATCAAATAGTTTATTTTTGTTTAAATTAGTTGGACATAACAATGCAATATCATCTGTAATATCACTATCACTTATTTCAAGAATGATAAAATTGAAAGCTTCAGGGAACATACTTAATTTTCCGCTTGTTACTATATCCCAGAGATATGTATGGTCAATAAAAGAATCGTTGTCTAATAAATAAGTAATAAAATTATTATAGGAAGCAACGGTGTCTTTTAAAAAATCTAATTGTTGCTCTTTATTTAAGTCCAATGATTTATAAAATGCACTTTCTTTTATTTTATCAATAGAGGAATTATCAATAGTATATTTTTGAGGTAAAAAACTAGAAACAAGATTTGAATTATAGCTCTGAATAAATAGGTCCAAATCTATTTCAGAAGCTAGTAAATTTCTAAATTCTGTTAATGGAATATATTTGTTTTGATAAGAAGAATATAAATCATTTAATACAGCTACAAATGATTGATTACGAGAGAATTCCATACCATAACGCAGTAAAGGATATTTGTTTTTGTAAATGAGAGCTCTATTATTTTTATCCACATTAGCTTCTTGATCGACTTGTAAAAATAACTCAGCAGAAATAGGTAAGAATCCCCATCTATGTTGAGGCATTGGAAATCTTTCAGGAAGTAAAATATTTTTAGCAATTTTCTTATCATCTTGAATTATATTTTTATCCTTCTTTCCAACAATATTTTCAATAATTTCTTCATCGCCTTCATAATTTGAAATATCCAATTTACATTCTTTTCTCATTTTTTGTTGTTGTTCAGTGTTTAATTTTTTAAAACAACAAGGAAGACAATGACCAGTATCTGTTTTATTTTTTAAAAAACCAGGATAATGTTTTCTATAGTTTCCATCTTTGTCAATATGTTCCTTGTTATCTGTAAATTCTACAATGTAATGTCCTGCAGGAGGCTCTTTTGCGTTTTGAGGAACGATTTTTCCTCCACATTCTCCATTTTGAACTTGTTCTTCTGTTAATGGTGCGTTTGTTTTTAAGCACCAATATCTTGGACAAATATACCAAAATTGTTTATCATCATCTGTTGAATAGGGTAATGCTATATCATATGAGTTAGGATATTCCTTGTCAATTTTAAGTTTTTCTTCGTTTGTTAATATGATAGGTTGTCTTCTTGAATTAGCTTGACAATTTCTAGCATAAGAGTCTTCATTATTTGTTGTCTTTTTAAATAATATAGGCTGTAATTCCTTCATTTTTTTAATAAACATTCTAGAAGAACCACCCTTTTGTTCTTTTTGTTCTTCGTTTTGCTCATCTTTTTCTTCTTTATTTCCTTTTGTTAAACTTCCAAAAAATTCAGTTGTTTTCTTTAAACCATCACTTATACTATCTTGAACATTATTTAATGTATTAGCAAGTTCTGGAGACGCCTCTTTTTCTTCGGCTTGACTTTCAGGAGATTCCTCCTTTTCTTCAGCTTGTTCTTCAGAAGATTCCTCCTTTTCTTCAGATTGTTCTTCTGAAGCATTCTTAACTTCTTCATTAATAACATTTAATGTGCTTTCAGTAATAATTTTTTCATCTGGAACAGATTCATTATCGTTATCACTAATACTTTCATCGTCATTGCTTTCATCATCACTATCATCATCAAAAAATAATGCATCATCATCATCACTGTCATCACTATCCTCAGTTGTTTTGAAAATGTTTGTAGTAGCAATTTGAATAGGTGTAACAATATCATTTGTTGGTATAATAATATTTTCAACATGTGGTTCTACAACATTGTTATCCGTTTTTTTAATGTTTTTCATATATTCTTTTTTATTTATAGGTAATTCATCATCATACTGTGCAAATCTTAAAAATGTATTTATATAAGATTGTAAAATAGGAATATATTTGATAGAATCAATGTTTTTAATTTCAATATTAAGTTTATTTTCAAAAGGTTGAAATAGTAATGTAGTAGGAAATCCAGGATTATCTATTAATTGAGCAGTTTTATTAACATACTTTCCATTAATAAATTGATGTTCATTCTGGAACTTTATAAATTCATTTTTACCTTCTTCAAAAGTAAGATTAAAATTGGAAGAAATCAAATTAATAATAATATTAGGATCACTATATTGTTTTACATAGTATGCAATCATTGCTGAAATAGCATTCATTTGAACATAATTATTCACTCTTTTAAAATAAAGTTCTGCTCCTTTCTTTACATCATAACTTAATACATCAAATATACCATAAAGAAGATTGTCATAATTGTGCAAATCAAAAGTAGGATTTAACTGTAATGACAATTGATAATCAAGATGTATAATTTCTATTAATTCGTTTTCTAATGAACTAAATTTACTAATTTTATATCCAGACGATTGAATAAATGTATTTATTGTATCAATCAAAGGATTAATCATATTAGAAATAAGTTTTTGTATAGAAGAATAAGGAACATGTTTGTTTGAGATAGAACGAAGAATAATATTTCCATTATTATCAAAATCAATAAAACATTCAACAAGTTGAGTGTCAAATATTTTTTTGATATATACTGATAATTGCTTTACTTTTCCTGAATTTTTAAAATAAGATAAAATATTTTGTTTTGATAAAATAGGAATTTTTTGTCCTTTTTTAGTTCTTTTATTGCAAAATAATCTAACTAATGATTCCTTTTTACTACCAGGATTATATTTGATAAAAGGCATTTCTTCTGATGCAGATAATTGTTTAAAAATAATATCAATAGGAATAAAGGTTTTAATTTTAGGATGAATAATAATATGAAAATTTGTTATACCATTTTCCATGTATGGTAATTCTTTCAAATTTAAAAATTCTACTTGTTGAAATGTTTTTATATTTTCTTGTATTTTAAAAAAGGAAGGATTTAACAATGCTTTTGATTCTTCAAGTAATTTTTGTTTATTTTCTTCAATATCATCTAAAGTTTGAATATTTTTCTTAGATAATAATGGAAAATATAAAGATGTTAAATAAGATGGGTCAATTTGCATAGAATTACCATATTGTAGAACATGAGAAGCTAAACAAATATATATAGTATTATTTTCAATAACAGGATAGTTCAATAATAAATAATTCTCAAAAGAATACAATAAATTGTTTGATTTCATTTTATAAATAGAATCTTGACTAGGTAAAATAGAAAAAGGGTTTGCAGAAAATAAGTAATCATTGCTATTAGAGAAATTAAGACCTAAAGGGATGTAAATATCAAAATTATTTTCATATGGCTCTAATAATGTCATCAATTGATTATATGAATAACTTTCATTTTCATCTTGTTCGCTAAGTTTTTTATAAATAGATTCATCGCTAATTTGAAGATTATTTAAGAATTGTCCCATAAGTGGTTTTGTAAAGGGTATTTGTTCATTATTTGTAATATTTTCATAGCAGCTTTTAAGATCTATTTTTTCTTTTCTGTGAGAAAACAAATATAATTCGTCATAAGTAACATCACTATCCGTAAATTCCTTTAATATTTTCTTTTTAATTGTTGAAATAGAATCATCTAAATGAATTAATTGTGTTGAATTAATAATTTTAATTTGCCCTGTTTCATGTAGTATTCTTTCATCTTCGCTAAAATAAATGTTATTTACATCAGTATCTTTATTTTCACCAGTAAATACTATCGTTTGTATAATATTTCCTTGTGTATCTAATAAACAACATTTATAAACAGAACTATTTGGGGTTTTATCTATAATTAAATCTTGTAAATTTTGTTTAGTTTCCATATATACAATTAGTGATAATTAATTTTAATACTTTTATTTTATTATTTAAATGTAAGTTTAATATATAATATAGTAATGAGTAATAGAAGTTGTAAAAATAAAAAAAATGTAAAAAATCCTAAGCGAAAATCATTGAAAAAAAAAGGTGGTGCAAAAGTAAAAGAGAGTGAATTATTAGAAGAATGGAATATTCTTTACGACAGAATATTTGATCCAAATCAAATGGGTCAAGATGGACTAATACCAATAAATTATATTATTGAACATTTACAAGAAACAGATATTAGTATAATAAACCATCAGGATAAAAATAATATGACTATTTTTCATGAATTAGTAAAACGCTTTTTTAATAAAGAAGAAGATAATTATCTACACTATATAGATTCAAGATTGACATATACTCCAGATGAACTTGAAGAACATATTTTTCTTAATTATGAAAATACATTTCATTATGGAACTGAACGTTGTTTTCAATTAATTTGGTATTTATTATCACGGCCAGATTTAGAAATAAACACGCGTTCTAAAGATGGAAAATCTGCTATAAATCATTTAGTTGATTACTTACTACTTATGGATATTGTAGAGGATCTAGATGAGGAATATGCAGAAGTACAATATGTAAAAATAAAAAAAGAATTATTACCATTAATGTTTATAAAAGGGGCTTCAATTCAATCTTTAACAAATAAACAAGTTGCATTTGTATTAGAAATGTTATCAAATATGAGTGTAGAAGGAGTAGAAGATGCAAAAGATGCTGCAAAACAAATTCTTCGTCAAAAAGGAACAACACCATTATTGGATATTTATAACGAATTATTATCAGAAATAGAAGTAGGAACCGAAGAGCTAGCAAATAAACAAATACCAGAAGGACCAATAGACTTGGTTGAAGGATATTTAAAATTGAAAAATTGATTTAATTTAATTATTATGCATTAATTAAATTAAAATGTCCAAATTCCAATTAAGTATGTTTGATATTATTTTAAAATTTCCTTTATCAACATTAAAGGAATATAGATTATCATACAATGATGCATGTTTAAGTGAATTTATAAAAAATATTATACATTGTGACCACGAAGAAGATGAGTTTAAAGATATTTTTAAAGAAACTTCTGTAGAAATAGTTGTTCCATATTCATTATACAAAGATATGAGGGAAGCAGATTTGAATGTGTATATAGATTTATGGATTGGAAAAAGATCGTTTAATCATTTTATCATGTATGAAGAGAGAGATTATAATATATATGCAATGGCTCAGTTAGGAAGAGCTTTGTGCATGAATCAAAATTTATCATTTGTAAAAACTTTTGAAAGTAAATATCCATTATATCCTTTACCTAAAATTGCACCACCAATATAATGATAAATATAAAATTCTATTTGTTTCTTTATGCATCATAATAAGGATTGTCATGAATATCCATACCACAATAACTAGCAGGTTCGTTTTTGTAATCAACAGGTTGATGTATTCCAGCTTCCTTTGCATTTTCTAATAAAAATTTAAAATTCTCCCAAAATTCAGCTTTATGACCAATAGAAACAGTCATAACATGACTAAGTTCATGGATAGCTACAAAGGTGAGAGTTTTTTCATCAATTAAATTTTCATCTTCGCCTTTTTTCTTATTTAAACAAAAAGCGATTTTCTCGCCTTTATTTTCACTATATGCAGTAAATTGACTGGTAGGAAGAGTTTCCATTATAGTTTTAGGATTAAATCCATCAACAAGTCTTTTTACACGCAAATCATCGGGATATTTATCATTCATATAAGCGACTAATTTTTTACATTTTTCTGTAGTGCTTGCTAATAAATCTGCAGCCTTTTGAACTTGAGACCGTTCTCTTACGCAATATTTATTTCCATCAACAGTAGATACAACACATGTTAATTGGAATGCTTCAAAGTTACGGAAATAGATTAAAGCAATTCCAGCTAGTACAAAAAATATGATAAATAATCCTAAAATATCTTCATTGTTCAATTTCATTTTATATATAAATGGTTATATATAAATTTAAATGCGGTTACAAATATTTGTAACTCTTGTTAAAGATGGATTTTTTTCTCCAACAATACAAACATTCATATTTTCTGCATGAAAATATTTTTTAATAACTGTATTTACATGTTTTTTTTGAATATTTTTATAATGTTTATCATATATGTTTTTTATAGAAATAATATTATTGTCTTCGTTTAAAAGTAAAGATTCACCATTATGTAACGCTTGATTAGAACAATTTTGTAATTCTAATAAAATCTCACCTTGAATATTACCTTTTGCAATATCAATTTCAGTTTGTTTGATTCCATTTTCAATTAAACTTTTAATAATTTGAATTAGGATGGGTAATACACCTTGTGTATTGGATATAATAACATTTTTAAATTCTGTTTGAGCAACAAAAAGTAAGCAGCCAAATTTTTCAAAAAATTGCGTATCAATTGAGCATGAATATACGAGTCCTTTTTCTTCTCTTAAAATGTATTTTAATCTTCCACTCATATTATTACCAATTGCATTTTTTAATAAATTTAAAGTATATTTGTCAGGGTTATTAAAACCACAAGTTCTAAATCCAATAATAATAGTATTATTTGATGCACCGGATTTTTTTATTAAGTTATAAGAGATTTCATTTTTAGGTTTTAAATAGTGATTAATTTGAATAATATCAGATAAATTATGTTTTTGTGTATTTTTATAAAAATAACTTTTCTTCACAAAAGAGTTTATTTTTTCAAAAGGTAGATTAGATGAAATACTGAGAACCATATTATTAGGAGTGTAAAAGAGCTTGTATAATTCAATACATTTATTATAATCAAATTTTTTTTTATGATAATCAACATGGTCAATAGCAAATTCATAAGAACTTCCTTCAAATAGATCTTTATGTGTTTCAATTTCAGCAACTTCCATTGGGTCGTTTAAATCATCCTTATTTTCTTGAGCAACTACATTTAATTCTTTTGCAAACTCTTTTTTATCAAAAATAGAATTAAGCATCATATCTGATAGATGAAATAAACAATCTGAAAAGTGTTTATCTTCACATTCAATAGTATAACATGTATAGCGTTTATTGGTAAATGCATTAAAATAGGCTCCAATTTTATCACATAATAAAAAAATAGATTTTGGGTGAGGTTTATTTTTTGTTCCTTTAAAACACATATGCTCTATAAAATGAGAAATACCTCTCATATCTTCAGGTTCATGAGCTGGTCCTAAATTACAAAAAGAATATATAGATGTAATAGGTAAATCAGAACTAGATTTTTCATATATAATTCTTAAACCATTTGGATATGTTAATAATTTCATAAATAATATAAATTATGTTGATATTATATTATTTATCTATTTACTTAGGAACAACGGGGTTCTTAGCACCAAGTTCAAGAGGAACACGGCCAAGGTCAGGTTCAATTGTGGTATTGTTCCATGGTCCTACATCAGATTTGGTGATAACAGGGTCTGAACGAAGTTGAAGGTTGGCGTTTCTCAATGATTGTCCAACGGTATCAACACCTACATGGTGACCAGCTTGTAAAAGGTCGGGCATAAGAACATCACCCTTGTTCATGGATGTAGGATTTAAAGCAGCAAATTCACTGTTTTCGTCCTTAGGTAAAAGGTCACTAGGGTTGGCTACAGATTGAGAAGCATATCCGTTAGGAGCAGTCATTTGCTCAAGAGCAGGTTCCTCCTTCTTTGCTGGCTCTCCAGTTTCCATTCTTTCTATTCCACTACCAGTCTTCATATTAGAATATGATGCTAAAGCGAAAATCAATACTAAGAATATAACAAGAACAACAATTCTTTCAGTTGTAAAAAATGTTTGAAGTCCTTTTAAAAAACTTTTACTAAATTTTGAAAACATCTCGTTTATATAATAACAAGTGATAAATTATTTATTAGGTAAATAAAAAATTTGCTAAAATTAATCCACCTCTTCCGATTCAAATTCTTCCATTTCTAAATCACTAGAATCACTATCATCAATATTATCCAACATATATGTATTTTTTATTCTTTTTGCCTCTAAATAAGAAGATAGTGCTAAATCACGGGCCATTTTAGCTTTTCTCTTGGCCTCTTTATACATTTCATAATGAACATCATCTCTTTTTTTAATTTGTATAGATTCATCCTGATTAATTTCATCTAAAGAAAAATCAATTTCTTCTAAAGGATCATTGTTAGTTTTGTTTTCTTCTATTTGAATTATTTCTTTCTTCTCTTCTGGTTGTCTATTTTCTTCCAGTTCAGGTTGATATACATCTTCTACATCTTCTTCATCCTCCTTTTTTTCTAAAGAAACTGTTTCTTCTAAAGTCGCTGGTTCGTCTAAAATAACAGAAGCTTCTGTATTTTCTTCAATTACAAATGGTTCTTCAATAGACTCATTTTTTTCTATTATAGGAGTATCTTCAATGTCTTCCTTGACTTCATCAACTGCATCATTCGCATTATTTGTCATATTTTCTATTTTGTTTTCTGTAACTTCTATTTTTTTATTACTATTAAATAAGCATTTTTCAAATAAATTATTCGGTGTTAGCATCATAATTTGTTTAATTTCAATTTCAATATTAAAGCTGCTAGATGTGCAACGAATACCTTTTATCTCGAGAATAGTATTTACTTCATTTTCGGAAGAAAGTTCTTCAAGTTTTAATTCATTTTCTTCCTCATCAAATAGTTTTACACTTGATTTACCTAAATGATTTTTTATGTTAGCCCTACATAAGTAATATTTACCAGATTTATAGCTTTTTAATGGACTTGAAAAGAATCCTTCAATATCATGTAACTCTAAAGAGCTGTCAAACCATTCATCTTTATTTTTAAATATATGCTCTTGAAAGAATGTTTCTAAATTTTCCATCCATTGAATGAAATTTTGATTTTTTTGTGTGAACATTAAATCAGAATACATTTTTTTACCAGAAATAATAATACCTTGTTTTGTAGTAGATTTTGGTGGTTGAATATAAAAAGGCTCATTATTTAAAGAACATGTTATCACATGAGTTCCACCAGTTGTTAGGTGAGGTTTTGATAAATGCAATTTGTTAAAATCAAAAGAGTCATCGGGAAGAATAATATTATTCATTTATTATATTTCTATATTAAAGATAATACCTTTATACGAATTCGTTTGTAAAATATTATTTTTTTAACCAGATTTTTCAATGATAAATATTAAAGAAACATGTATTCAATTTTTAAAAAATAAAGATATACAAAACGACATAAATGAAATTTTTTCTTGTATAACTGACAAAATATATGAAGATATGCAAAATTATATATGGATTATCTGCATTTATACAATATTTTTAATTATATTAATTTTAGCAAACTCTATAGTGTTATTACGATTGTATTACCGCATTATGTTTTTAGAAAGTAAATTAGTAGGTTAAATTATATATTTTATTTACTCATCAATATATAATTTAGAATGAATAATACAGTCTCTCTATCAGAGAAAGACGAATTTATACAAAATGTTCAAAAATGGAATTATATGGAATCTCAAATTAAAGATGCTAATGAAAAAATTAAAAAAATGAGAACTTTAAAAAACGATTTTGGAACGAAAATATGTTCTTATTTGGAAAGAAATCATTCTATTAAAAATAAAATTGCTATTGGAAATGATGAAATACATATGTATTCTAAAAAAGAATATACACCCTTATCTTTCTCATATATAGAAAATAAATTAAAAGAAATTATTCAAGATGAAAATCAAGTTGAATTTGTTATTCAATATCTTAAAGATAAAAGAGAAGTTACTGTTACCAACGATTTACGCAAGATTCATAAATAATTATTGTATCAATAATACATATATGGACAAAAATATATTTGAAGATTACATATTTAATGACAATCATAGTGGTGGTCTTTCTTTAGTTAAATTTTCTAATGAACAGCAAAAAGGTGGTGCTACAAAGGTTAGTTATGAAAATAGATTTCAAGATTTGGTTGTTCCCGCTGGTTTAGTTTCTTGTAATCAACAGAAATTAAGATTATTTGAAGAAAATAAACTAAATACAAAGACAATCGGTGGTGATTTATTTGAAAAATTATTTGAGAACATCAGTCATAACAAAAGAAAGAATATTACAAAAAATAACAGGGAACATCGTAACAAAACCAAGAAACTTAATAAATAGTTCTCAAAAATAAAGTATGGATAAAATAAAAAAATATTTTTATTTCATTGTACACAAGAATGAATACTAATATTTTTTATATGTAAAAGTTTGTAAAACATGGTAGTTGAGAACCTATAATTATATTTTGAAATATAATTATAATCTAGATAACAATAAGGTATTTTACTTCATTCATAATATTAATAAATTTAAAATGAATTTCTTTTCCAATTTCTTTGATTTCAAGAAAGAAATTTTCTCTATTATCAAACATATTATTATGAAAAGGATTTTTGAATTCATCAATACGGTTTTCACTGGAACTTCCAACAATAAATTGATGAAATGTATATTCGTTTGATATTTTTCTTTTTATATATTGTATATTATGCTCGTGACCACTTATATATGCATCAACTTTATATTTTTCAAAAATAGGCATTAACAAGTTGTATATGGGAACCAATTTAAAATAATAATATCCATTTGATATTACAGGATAATGACCAAATACAAGTATTTTTCTATTTAATTTATTACTTCTTTGTAATTCTTTTTCTAACCAGTCCAGTTGTTCAATTTGTAATCTACGAGCAGTTTTACAGTGAATATTTTTAAATATATTATTATTAACTTCACAATGTCCTTCATGTAACGGAGCAGTATCTAAGAAATATAAATCAATATTAGACATTGTTCTTTTAAAATAGAATTCATCGTTCTCAAAATATTTTGAATTTAATTGGAAATGTGGGTTTCCATAATAATCATGATTTCCAATAAGTGCAGTAATTTTACTATAAGGTATCTTAGAAAAGACTCGCGTATAGTCTTTCCATTGTTCATCATTTTTTTCTTTAATACCTTCGTCATAAAAATTATCTCCCATTAATATTACTCTATTATCACCTCTTATTTTGTTACTAAAATTATTTACTAGAGATTGTAATCTATTTGTGTAATAACCTATATCACCTAATATATATAGACTTGGAATAAGCATGTATAATAATTTCATGTATATTATAAACATTTGATTTTAATTGTTTTGTTTTTCTTATTATTTTTTCGTTTATATGTTTTGGATGTTTTATATTTTTTACCACCCTTTTGTTCTTGAGATTCTTCTGTATCATCAGCTTCAGCTTCAGCATTCAATTTATCAACTCTTGACATAGGTTTTTCACCTTCTTCTTTTTCCTCATCATTTTCACCTTTTTCCTCATCATTTTCACCTTCTTCCTCATCATTTTCACCTTCTTCCTCATTATTTTCACCTTCTTCATCATCTTCTTCACCATCTTCTTTTTCCTCATCATTTTCTTCACCTTCGTCTTCTTTGTCTTCACTTTCTTTTTCCTTAACATCAACCTGTTCTTTATCTTTATCATCTTCTTCAGTTTTGTCAAGATCAATTTTTGTATTATCTAAAACATCAGATTTATAACTGGATTCAAGACTTTGTTTAATAATATTAATAGTATCTTGCTTTTTCTCTTCATTGTACGCATTTATTTCTTGTTTTGCAGCACCTTTCTTTTCAAGTTTTTCAAATTGTTCTTTCCATCGTTCTAATACTTCTTCATCATAAGGAGGATTTCTATTAGGCATTTTAATTAAATGTTCAAAATTAAAAGTAGCAGGACATTGTATTTTCTCTCTACTTTTTTCATAAATACTTTTAATTTTCTTTTTCATAGTATAATTACCAGGGTCTCTAACTACAGCAATAAGATGTTCAAGCATTGATGTATATTTGGTAACAAAAATATTAGACATAATTACCAGTGTTTTTTTATCACTTTCATTTTCTTTATTTAATGATTTAATACTTGTAAAATACATTTCCAGTATATTATTTATATGGTCTTCAATAACAGTTTCAAGTAATAATTTATGAGAGTAAGAAGTATATTGTGTAATAGGTTGTAACATAAATCTTAAATTTTCTTTTCTGTGTCCGTCAATAAAATCTTTAATGCACTTTTTAAAAGCAACAATAAGATTAGTGATTTCAGGATGAACTTGTTCATCGCTATACATAACTTTTATTTTGGCAGTATAAAAATCAAGAATAGCTTGTGCTTGATGTCTTACTACATACATATCTTGATCAGCCCCTAGATTTCCAAAATCAGGAACAGGGCCAATACCGAAATCATCAGGGTTAGTAATTCTTAATTTCATTTCCTTTCCACCTCCGGGTCCATTATCTCCAGAACCATTTCCTATCAAATCACTTGGATTAATCTCTCCTTCTGGAATATCAACATCATCATCATTATTACATATTTTGTTTTTCTCTTCTTCTGTATATGTTTTTATTTCTCCATTTTCATCTAATTCAATATCACCAGCATTATCAGTTGCATCTTCAATTGCATCCTCATCATCACCACCTTTCATTTTTTTAGTTTTTCTTTTCTTTCCGCCAACAGCAGGAGGTTCTTCACTAACAGCAGAAGGTTCTTCACCATCAACAGGAGGTTTTTCTCCATCAGTAGGAGGTTCTTCTCCATCAGTAGGAGGTTTTTCTCCATCAGTAGGAGGTTCTTCTCCGTTATTAGCACTAGGTATTCTATAAAATAACTTTCCTGGAGGATTAGGTCCTTTTGATTCTATTCCTAATTTTACTTTAAGCACTTCTAATTTTTCTTCAGGAGTATTTTTGGGAAGTTGTCCTGTTCTTTCTTCAATTAAAATATCTATATTATTCTTATCTTCATCACTAAGGTCTTCATCAAAATTAGGAACAATTTCTACAAATTCGTCACATGTATTAGAAGATTTAGTTTCTTCACCTTCTTCTCCTCCCTTAATTTTCTTTTTCTTTCCACCCTTAGTAACATTTTTGGGGTCGGGTATTGTGTTTTTCACTCCATCTTTAAGAGATTTTTTAGCATCATCTACTGCTTCTTTCGCTGCATCTTTAGCTTCCTCAAGTTCTTTACCAAAGCCAGCATCTTTAATAATACCTTCTACTTCACCTTGAGCTTTATTTACTTCACCCATAGCTGTTGTTTTTTTTTCAATCATTTTTTTTAATTCTTCGTCAGAATCATATTCGTCTTCTCCAACAGCGTTTTTGCCAGGTATTTTTTTAATATCAGGAACTTGTAATATATTATCAATGTCCAAGAAATAATTAGAAATTTCTCTTTTTTCTTCTTCAGCTAAACTCTCAAGATATTCAAACACTTCAAATAGTACAAGTTCTTGCATTTGTCTAGCGTGTTTTTTTCTGTTAGTCATATGGTCACATAATTTACATAATAAACTTTTGGTAGCATCACGCCAAGGTTCGTCTTTCATTTTTTCAATCTTAGAGTTTAAATCAACTAAGTCTAAAAAGTTAAATCCTGTTTTAATTAATGCTGACATTTACTTGTATTATATCCATAAAAAAATTGATAGTTTTAAATTAATTTTTCGTTAATTAAAAATGGAAGTTCAAACTAGTAAAATATTATCTCGTTGTGATGTAGGTATGATTGAAAATCAATCATTTAGGAATACAAAAACACAGAAGGTAAAAAAGCAGCTATCAGCAAAAGAAAAGGAAAAGATGTGGAGTATTTTTGAAAATGAAAAACATATAAAAAAAGAAGAAGTAAAAGAAGAACCAGAATGTATTTACACTACTTCTAAAGATAATAATCTATGTTTGGAATGTGAAAGCCCAGTTATGATTATGGACGAAGGATTTCCAACATGCACAAATCCTGAGTGTTGTATTATTTATAAAGATACATTGGATTATTCGCCGGAATGGAGATTCTTTAATCCTGAAGATAGAAATGGTAATGATCCAACAAGATGTGGTAATCCAATTAATCCGTTATTGGTAGAATCATCATTTGGATGTAAAATTCTTTGTAATCATAAGTCGTCATATGAAATGAAACGAATTAGGAAATGGACAGAATGGCAGTCAATGCCTCATAAAGAGAAATCATTATATGATGAGTTTCAATTTATTACATTAATGGCTCAAAATGCTGGAATTGCAAAAATATTTATAGATGATGCAATGGCAATTCATAAGGAAATAAGTGAGCAAAAAATGTTTCGTGGATTAAATAGAGATGGTATTAAAGCAGCATCAATATATTTAGCATGTCGTTTAAATGGACATCCACGAACAGCATATGAAATAGCTGAAATATTTAATTTAGATAAAGCAAGTGCAACAAATGGTTGCTCAATGGCTGTAAATATTAAGCATAATATAGAACGAAACAATGAATTTAGCAATGATGGAAGCTTGTGCTCAACACAACCAATATCATTTATAGAGCGTTTCTGTAGTAAATTAAATTATAATAACGAATTGGTGATGGTATGTAAATTTGTAGCAAAAAAAGTGCATGAAAAAAATATGATAACAGATAATATTCCACAGGCAGTAGCAGCAGGTATTGTTTATTTCACAGGAATAAATTGTAATCAAAATGTGATTAAACAAGATATTAAGAATATAACTGGTGTGAGTGAAGTAACGATTAATAAGTGTTTTAAGAAACTAGAATTAAATAAAAATAAGTTATTACCTGAAAAAATATTAAAAAAATATAATTAAAACATATATGTCGGAACATGGTGAATCGTATCCTTGGTATTTAAATAATCCATATCCTAATTCTGAACTTATTAAAGATAAGGAAAAAGAGAAAGAGAAAGATACGGATAAAAAAGGAAAATAAAACATTGATAATATATATTATTATGAATGTTCCAAAATTAATTTTTATAGTCCCATATAGAGATAGGGAATTACAACGAAAGTTTTTTCATCGTCATATGACAACTTATATACTGGAAGATCTGAAACCAGAAGAATATGAAATATTGTATATTCATCAAAAAGATGAAAGACCTTTTAACAGGGGAGCTATAAAGAATATAGGTTTTTTAATTGTAAAAGAGAAATACAAAGAATATTATAAAAATATAACATTGGTATTTAATGATGTAGATACATCACCGCTGTGTCCAGGTGTATTTAATTATGAAACCAAATCAAAAGAGGTAAAACATTTTTATGGTTTCAAACATGCTTTAGGAGGAATTTTTTCTATAAAAGGTGAAGATTTTGAAATATCAGGAGGATTTCCTAATTTTTGGAGCTGGGGATACGAAGACTCAGTGTATCAAGAAAGGGTATTAAGTAAAAGACTAAATATTAATAGAAGTGAATTTTTACCTATATTACATAAAAATGTGTTATTGCTTCATGATGATGTATATAGACTTGTGAATAGACAGGAGTTTGAACGTTATTCAAATAATACAAAAGAAGGATTTCAAGATATAAAAAATTTAAAATATAATTTTAATGAAGAAACAGGTCTAGTAGATATAATCGAATTTACAACACCACATGTTTATAATAAAGAAAAAGATAAAACAATTGATTTAAGAAAAGGAGGTATTCCATATAAAAATAGTAGTAAGATGAGTCTTAATTTTACGAAAAGATAGAATTAGATTCAAATAATTTATAAGTAATTCCGATTTCACCATTGCTTTCCCATATTCCTGAAATTTTTAAAACATGTATGCTAGGCGAATCAACGTTAGTGCTATGTTCTTTATATATCTTCATAAAGCCACTTTCAATCTGCTTTTTTAGTAATAAATTTTTACGAAAATCTTTTTGTTTATTTGAAATATAGAAATCTAAGAGTCTGCATTCAAGTAGCATTAACTCTTTTGCATATCCAATATTTTGAGATATATTGTAATGAAATTTCATATTTTTTCTATTGTGTAAAGACTCAATAGAATAATTAGGTATAGGAAATATAATATATAGACCATTCATTGTAAAGGATTCTTCAAGAAAATTAATTTTTGTAAATTTGCCGTGTTCCATGACAATATTTGTTTTTGAATCCAATAATCCTATATTTTGACTATTAATTTGATTTATTGATAATGCTATATTCATAATAATTATATATTATAGTTTCTAACTCTTTTTTATTATTATTTAGTCTGAAATATTAAATAATTTATATATTTTTTTGTTTATATAAATTATATGTCAGCTACTTTAGATTTAAATGCAACCGCTATTGTATCGTGGAAAGGACTTACAATAAATCAAATTAATTCAAAAATATCAAAAAATACTGGAACTGTTCAAGGGCAAAGAAACCTTTTCAAAGCGAATCCAGTAAGATTACCTAGAAGAGAATTAAGTTCATCAAATTCTAATAATTGTAGTAGAAATTCTATATCTTTAAACACAATTAATATTCCTGGAGGAGTAGTGAGTAATTCATCTTCAAACACTACAAATAATATTTTATTAACAAAAGAAGTTCCTGTTCCAAATAACAGTTGTGAATATCCTGGAACATGTAATTCCATAACTTCTCCTACTGAAAATGCAAAAAGAAGAGTAAGAAGCGGAGGTATGATTAGACAAAAATATCATGAAACTACTAATAATAAAGCATATCATAATAATACAAACGAGTATTTACAAAGCAGAAATATGACTTATAAACAAAATCAACTTGTCTTGTCTAATCCTGATAATACTTGTTTTAAGACACACTATAAACCCAGTAACGCACAATTTGCAGTTCAAGGTGCAGTTACTTCTGGAGATTTAGTAACAAGAAAGAGATACAATACGATTACTGATTCAGCTGTAAGTTATCAAGCACCATTAGGTAAAGATGTTGCAAATGCATTATCATATGGTTCTTCAGTAACCGGTTATACATTAAAAGATAGAATGGGATATCCTATGAAACAAACACCCACTTTCAGTAAATACAATGAAACAATGAAAAAATGTTTTGTGACAAAGTTGGTAAATGCTATTTAATTAATATTAGAATTCAAAAATATATTATTATCTGTGACTAATGATGTATTAACGGGAATATTATGTTTTTCACACCAATAAACACATTTATCACAATTAGTCTGTATTAGTTGATTAATTTTTTCTTGCTTACTTTTATTTTGTATTAACGATAAAGTATAATGTATATTTTCAATTTGTTGTTGTCCAAATATAGCATTATACTCTTCTAAACGAGTAGAAAAAATATTAGATATTGGTGTATTTAAAAATCGTGAAGTATAATTAGTACACAAAGTCATTTTCTCAAAGCTATTTTTTATTGTTTCTACAAATGGTCTATTTGATGAGAATATAAATTGTTTGCATACGATATACTTTTCTGAATTAGCATATCTACTGGTATGTGGTTTTATAATATATACTTTTTCATAAAATGCTGATAAGATATATAATAGATCAACTGTATGTTGCATAAAACAATCAAATAATTTTAAAACAAAACAACCGTTTTTTTTCTGCATACAGATAGCAAAACATATTTGAGCAAATAAGAGTTTTGCAATAGAGATTTCTTGTTTATTAAAATCAATTGAGAAATCAAAGCCTCCGTCTGCAGTGATAACATCCATTGTACTTTGATATTTTTCAATACAATATACAAAATTTTCATAATTTAAAATATTACCAGTATTATCTTTTCCATATTCCAACTTAATATTTGGATTATCTTTTAAAAAATTTTCTGCTCTTTTCCATGATGGAACACTTACTTCATTTTTTTCATCTATTAATGTCATTCCGTAATATTTATCTGATATATTTTTTCTTGTTTTTGCAAAAGCTTCAATAAAACCACCAGGACCTTCTGCCAAATGAAAAAACTGAAGAGGAGTCTTTTGTTTTCCAATATCAAAAGTATTTATTATTTCAACCATTTTAAAAAACGAGCGAGATAAAGGTAACAACTTAGCTATACTTTTCTTTTTATTTGGAACATTACTATGAATATATTCATACGGATTTGTATATTTTTTATGAATATCCCATTCTTTTTCATTGACCTCTATTTTTTCTTTTATTTTATATAAATAATAGGATAAAGAGTCAGAAATAATACATTCGGGAGGATTTTCTTGTGATTTATATTCAATATGATTAAATATTTGAATTGGAACTTTTGGTAATAAATAATAAGACATAGTTATTATTTATAAATAATTTCTAAATACTTTATCTGTAGCTATTAAATTTCTTTTAATGTGATTTTTTTATTTGTTTTCTTGGGCATTTTTTTCTTTTGAGCCTCTTCCTTAGCTCTTTGAATTTGAATTGCAGGAGGAGTTCCTTGAGGACTACCAGGATATTCATCAATACTATCATTTTGTTTTTCTTTTTCTGCAGCTTCTTTCGCTCTTTGAATTTGAATTGCAGGAGGAGTTCCTTGAGGACTACCAGGATATTCATCAATGCTACCTGTTTTATATTCTATACTTTCTTCTTCCTCATCATCATCATCAAAATTCATAACCGATTTTATATTTTTCACATCCACGTTTCTAATTTTCTTGAAAATATAGTATCTATTTAAAAAGGATATTTGCTTTTCTTCTGGAGTCATATTTATAGCAGATCTAACATTAGATTTCATATATTTATTTTTCTTTATTTCTTGTTCCATATTATTATACATTGTTTCAAATAAAGCCGAACCGTCTGGTAAATTCATAGCATTTGCTTCTTCTTCTGTTATGATTGTAAATCCATAATTTTCCATAATTCTTTTTAAGAAAGTAATTTGAACCAAATATTCTTTAAATGTTTTATTAATACTTTCTTGATAAACATCAATAGGATAATTTAAGCTTAGATGGTCATCGGGGAGACTTGTTTCATCATATCGTTTTGTAATTTCAAATATCTTTTTTCCATTTTTCATAATGGTGTATGGTTCTCCATTTTTCTTATTTTTGAGTAATTTAAATACTTTGTCTCCGTCATAACCAGTAGCAATAAAATGTCCTCCTAGTTTGGTACATTCCGCTATATTTCTTAAAAATCCGTGTAATGATTCTTTTTTTTCAAAGAAATAATGAATAGAGAATTGGCACGAACTTACATTAAATCCATTTTCTCCAATACCATATTGTTTATAAACTCCTTTACCAAGTAATAATTCATTTTTAGGACCATTTCCAAATACACAAGCAGCCACTTGTTTTTCTTTTTCAGTTTCAAAACATTTACCTTCTCTGATATTTTCCATACTATCTCCATTCACAAAAAGAGCAGCAGGCATTTTGTCATATTTCTTTTTTAGATTAAGATATCTAGAACATGCCCCATCATTACGATTATAAATATTATCCTTTGAAACATCAATACCAAATACAAACTTCAATTTTGAATGTCTCCATTTTTCCAGGTCTCCAGCTTTTCCAACACTATAATCAATCAAAATATCATTTGGTGAAGATACTTCTTGAATTAATTTAGATTTGATATATAAATTATGAAAGTCTCTTAAGGATTGAGTGTTTGTTTCCAAATTATTATTTCTATTATAATAAACTTCCTCATTTACATTTGTAGGTATATCTTCTCCTGTGCTTATCATTGTTTCAGTAACAGGATTATGAATAGAATACCAATTATTATTCGCAACATGGAAAGCATTACCATAATTTTTCATACCATTTCTTAATTCACTTGTTTTATCATAACGAACACGAATTGGAACCCAATTCCACAATCTATCGTTTTGCTTTTCATATTTAAACTCAACAATCATATTCTCTTCAAACTCTTCACCTTCTTCTGTAGTCATGTAAGTATTTGCTCCATTATCTTTAAGATAAATATTACAAAGATGGGCCTCGTCATCAGACGGACTTGTGGGATAAAAAGGAACGGGTTTATAAGTATTATTATCTTCAATATTACTTTTGTGTTCAATCTTATCATCATAAATATCTTGACAAGGATTAATATAACCATGCTTTCTTTCATCATATCCACATCTCAAAATGAGTGTTTTGTATTGTAAAATATTTTGAACACCTTCATTATTAGAACCATCTTGATAAATGTTACGAATTAAATCTTTACCAGATTCATCTTTTTTTACAGAAACAAGAAAGTCAATAGTATTAAATTCAGGTGGTTTCCATTTCATTGAATAAGACCAACTGATTTTAGATTTAATATCCATTTTTTGTTCTGGACTAGATGCACCAACAAATAAATTAGAAGGAGTGAAAATTAATCCATCTGTTTCATATTCATAAGCGTCATCTTTAATATCAGACAAGATCATGGAACAGCCTTGAAATATACTTTTGTTTGTATTTCCAACATGAAACTGTTTCATTTTGACACGAAATTCAACAGGTCTTTTATCTTTAGGAACAACCTCTGTTTTATTGTTAAAATCCAAAACGGAAAATGGTTTTAATACTGAAATAAATTCACTTAATATATACATTCTAGAAATTGCAGGCTTTTGATTTTCGTCTTCATGTTCATGTTCAATATAAAATGGATAATTCATAAAATTTTTATTATTTACAAAATATACATCAAATGCAGCAAACAATTGTATAGGGTGTCCATGTTTATTAACTTTAATATATTCTCCATCAATAATACTATTGAAAATACTTTTTTCTTTTGTAAATGTTCCAGTAAATAGAACATTCATATTTGTATCAATTAAATAAATTTTACCATTTTCGTTAATATACATCAAATATCTTTCACCATCAGCTTTTTCAGTAACAGTATAATTTTCTCTTATATTAGGAACATTTGTGTTTTTACTATCTTCAATAATATTTTCAGTTTGCAATGTGGAAGAGCTAGGACCAATAAAATGTTTTGAAATAACCTTATTAATTCCATGCTCTTCTCCATGAATAGTGGTCATATAATTTTGTAAAATAATGTTTTGTTCTGAATAAGATATAGGAAATTTTGTTTTTTGAAGACCACTCATGATAATACGAATACATTTTTTCATGGTTTTTAACAAATATTCAGGATTTTTATATACTATATCTGTTCCAACACGATTATTATCAATTTCTAATTCAATTTCATATTCTTCTGGATTTTGAAAAAGATTAGATTCTTGAATAGTATATTTTGGAATAGGAGTTCTCTTTGTCTTAGAAGAGTTTTTCACAATACTTATATCAACAAAAACAGGGTAATCAGTATGATAGAAACGAACACGATTTAAACAACGAAATATTTTGAGGGAATCTTCCCATTTTGAAATAATATTTCTTGCGAGTGGAGTATGAACATGAAAATCTTGTTCAGTTTGAAAAGAAACACGAAAATTAAAATCTTCCATATCTAGCTTTTCAATACGCTTATTATCTTTATCATATGCAGGAATCTTTTGTGTAAATTTTAGTTTTTGAAATGTAGTTGAAGGAACATCAAGAACTTTTTGAATGCTATTTGTTTTACAGTATTCTTCAATTAGATCAGAACCATTTATTTCAGCACGAATATTAGAAATTTTTGTAATTCCAGTCTTAGGGTCAGTAAATTGATTTTGAATTCTTAGCATTTGCAAACCCTCACTATTTTCAGTTTGAAATCCACAACTATATAAATATTTAACTACATTTAAGTAATCAATTTTAGTTATAGGCTTAGAAACACGAGGATTTGTTCCAAAACGAACTTCTAATTCGCTTGTTCTATTTTTATTCTTTAATAATGGATTGCTTTCTAAATATTGTTTTATAATTTGTAAAAAACTTCCATTATCTTCTTGAGTAGTTTTTTGTTCCGTGTTCATTATAATAATATATATAGTATTTTATATATTATTTTAAGCATCAATTTTTTAATACCAGCTTAGACTTTCTGTAATATAATCATATAAATCTTGTTTTTTCATATTGGGAATGTCTTCCAACTTCATTCTATATGCAATTTCTTGTAGGTCTGTAACTTTATAACTAGAAACAGCTTTAATAGGTCTTAACCAACTATCTAAACAATAATTGTCTGTTTCTATTTTTACAGTTTCCTGTAAGGTAAGTGGTTCTAACTTAAGGCTATATTTATTATATCGTTGAAGTTTAATTAAAAAATAAGGATTCTCTTTATTTGTTACAAAAGATAGATAAGATGGTTTTTCATCATGAAGAATATATATGTTTATTTTGTGCATAAAACACAACGCATAAAAGTTATAAAAATTAGTATCATTCACATGTGTATTGAAATCACTCATAATATCTTCAAGTAAGGATTTGGTAATTTTGATAGTAGATGTTTGTTTGAATTCTTGGTAATTAGTTTTAATAAATTTACTTGCTTCCTGTTTCACTTCAATTTCTTTTACACCATAATTTCTTATTACACTTGTATATTCTCCATAACCAAAAGCACAAATAAAAAAACACCAAAACAAACTATCTTTCTGTTTAGGACTAATATATTCATCACGCTTTTTTATTGGTTTTACTTGTTCAAATACTTCATTCGTTACACCAGTATAATAATATTTTGTAAAATCTTGTAGCTGAAATAAAATATTTTTGTCGTTATTAAAAAATATTTTATCGTATATAACTTCCATTTCCTTATGTTAAACTGATGTTACCTTTATTACCTTTTAAATTAAAATATGTATTTTTGAACTGCTCCTTCTGTGTCTCAAGAGAACTTAAGTTTGACTCTTGTTCTTGAATATAGCTTAAATATTTACCAATTTTTTCTAATATATCTGACTCTAAATAAGACATGTTAATAAATATACCACTCTTATTTTCATTTACTTTAATGTCATTTTCTAAAAATATTTTTAAAATTTCAATTTGATGCGTTTTACTTAAACTTTCAATTTTCTCTTTTAGAAATTCTAAATCTTGCGTATTGTCCATTATTTATAATAATTTTATTGATTTATATGTTTATATCATTTTTTAGTATAGACATATGGAATTTATAGAAGATACTTTAATATATAAAAAAAGATACATTCATCAACAATTGATTACAGATTATTCTAAAACATATTTAATTACTAAACTTGAAAAAAAAGAAACTTCTTTTGGGACTTCATATTTAGCAATACTAGATAATAGTGACCAATATGAACTAGCTTTTACTGAATATAATACTGGAAAAACATTTGTTTATGCAGAAAAATATGAAATGATTTGTATTTGTTGTTAGTCTTCCTCTAGATTTTCTTCTAGATTAATTTTAGGTTTCATTTTTCTATCTTCATTTTCAACTATTTGTTCAATTAATCTTGCAATAATACAGATATATGGGTCATTTAGTTCAAAACGAACTCCAATTGTGCTAACTCTAATTTTCATATTTTCTTTAATATTTAAAAATTTCTTATCGTTATAATGATGGTCTCTTGCAGCAAATATTGTTAAAGGCATATTTCCCTCATTATCTACTACTTCTGCGTGGATTCCTGCCTTTGTAATAGTCTTTACTGTGCAATCAATTATCATTCCTTCTACAGGATGACAAATATAACACTCAAATACGACTTGGAATTCAATAAATTCACCATTTACATTTCCAGATGAGTATGATATGATTTTACTAGATTTTGGGCGTATATATCCTTCTGCGTTACATTTTCCTTCAACTTTACTAGCAAGTGCCTTTTCTAGATTTTGCTTGAGCATAGAACCAACCTGTTTTATATGAAGTCCAATTTTCATTGTTAAAACTGATTGAGTATAAACTCCGTAAACTTTCTTTTTATCTTGATTCATCTCTATAACAAACCCTTATATATTTTTATATAATTTTATAACAATATATCAATTTTTTAAATGTTTTACATATTTTTAATTTCACTAATAAGAGCCTTTTCTTGTGTTAAGAAATAGTTTTTGTTTGTATTAGCGTCGTTATAAAATCTAGATAATATTTCTACAATAACACATAATCCAGGTTTAAAAATATCAGCAATTTCATTATCGGTATATTTTCTTTTATAATCTTTATTTTCAACATATGGGTATTCATCTAATAAAATATTTAATTTTTTAAGAATTTCTGATTTTCCCAATATACTAATCTTTGCACCTTTATTATTTTTAGATTTTATATCAAGTGCTTTTAATTTATACACAACAGCTTTTTCTTTATTATCATATTCATTGAATCCTACTACCTTTCCTAGTGTAGATTTGTTGTATTGATATTTGTTGACAATTGTTTCTTCAAACCCCTTCGCATCTAGTGGTTCTCCTTCAACCCAAAAAGTATCTTGATATTTCTTTACGAAAATAAATAAGTCTTCTTTTTTATCAGTAATATCAGTAAGTAAGAATCCTTGTTGAATACCATTATCAAGAACATTGTCATAGAAATATGATTTAAAATGTTTAATTGTAGAATTATTTTCATCTATATTTATAATTTTACTATGAAAGTAGTTTAATAAAAATAATTTTTCTTCAAAGGGTAATGTTTCAATAAAATGTTCAACAAAATATTTTTCTAGTAAGGTTTCATTAATAAAATGATTATTTTTAAGTAAATAATGCACTCTTCCATAATGAATATACCAGTCTTTTTCTGCTGTTTTTAACGCAAGACTTTCAAAACCTTTATTATCAAGTTCATTTGAATTATAATGAGTTGTATTGACTAATTCTTTTTTAATTTTCTTTAATTGTACTTCTTCCTCAGAAGTAAGGTTTATTAATCTAGATTCAAGGTCTTCTTTGGTTCTCAAATGTTCTCGTATTTTCAAATTCTTACCCTTTTGAATATTAATAGTATTTGCTTTTGATTTTAATTTATCTTCAATGAGTTTATATTTCTTTTCTATTTTTGTAGATTCGTCTTCTATAGGTTGAGAACTAATAATTTGTTTTTGTTCATTTATTTCTTGTATTTGCTGTGTTTTATTATTGTCAGTTTTTAATTCAGTTACTTTTTCAGGTAATTGTAACAATAATTTTTCTTGTTTATAATCTAATGGTGTGCTTCTTTCATAAATAGATAAGTTTTGATCATTAATTTCATTAGGTTGGAAAGCATAATATTCATCTGCATTAATCAAGTATCCACTTCTTCCGTATTTATCAACAAGGTGGTCTTTTTTGTTTTCAACAAATATAGATAATGCAAAATAAATATGTTCATCAGGATAACTATTTTTTATTTTAATTAATCTCATTAATTCATCTTTCTTATAAAAAGATTGTTCTCTAAAGAGTTGTCTTACTCGTTTTACAATAGATGCGTAATTCATTTTTGCGAAGTTATTGGAATAATTATTATAATTAATATCATCTTCTGTAATAGTTGCATCAGGTTTGCATTTATATTCGCAATTTTCCATATAATCACATACATTAGAAAAGGGTTTGTCTCCAATTTTAAATGGTATTTTAATATTACTGGCTAAGGATATTTCAATATCTTTATTAGCAGCAAAGGAAACTAGTTTATCTACGGTAAAATTGGTTTGTTCAATATTTAATAAACAATCTACACTTGTTTCTTTCATAACTCTACTTACCTTTCCAATTAATTTGGATTTCTTTTCTGCAAATCTATAAACATACATATCTGCAGGTTCATCTTCGTCTTCCGTTTTTGTTCCATGTAAATAAATTTCAACATTTCTTTCTTCAAAAGGAAGACCACAATGACTAAGATTTCTAACTCCTCTACCAATAATTTGTTCAAGACGATTTAAATTATACCAAGGATCTAAAATATGAATTTGTCTTATAAATTTAAAATCAATACCTTCAGCTGCAGCTTTTGTAATTAAAATAACTTTAACATCTTCACCATATTTATTATTTGGATTCGTTACATACTTAACATCTTCAAGATTGTTGGGAGAATATTTTTTATCACCAGTAATCATTACATACTTTGCTTGTTTAAATGTGGCTTTAGGGTCATCTTTTAGTAAATCATCCTTGGTTTTCATAGTTAATGCATCAATAGGTTTTGTATCCGTATTTTTAAACAAAGGTTTTGTATAACTAGCACTACCATATCTTGTAAAACCCATTTCTTCAAGAGCTAATGCAATAGGAACAACTCCACCATCAATATAAAAGGAATAAATAATAACGGGTCCTTTTGATTTTTTTATAACATTACATATTTGATGTATTTTGGAGCTATATTTTTGCAAGTTATCAAGATGAAAAATATTTCCGTATTTTTCTTTAATTTCTGGTTTATATTCATAATCATATCTAAGTTCATTAGGTTTATATGCAGTTTCATAAGTCATAATTCTAGATAAACCACTTTTTCCAACCATAGAAGATAATAGTTTTTCATCAGCTTGTGTGCTATCTTCTAAAGCGTCAAATTTATCATTAGGGAATACAATATTTAAACTTTCAAGAGGTTCTTTTAATAAAACATAACCAAAAGATTCCATGTTCTCAAATGTAGGAATATTTTTACTGGACTCGTTCAAAGGTAATGACTCAGAATTATTTTGAAAATTTTTAATAATTTGATTATAGACTTTATTTTGATAATCTCCAATAGTATTCATATAAACAGGTAAATTTTCAATAGGGTTCTCAATTTCTTTTTTATTTAATTGTGTTTTATAATAATTAGTTGTATCTAATACTCTTTCTTTATCAAATTCATCGGGATAAACTCTAAAAGGGAAACTGTATGGGTTTTCTCCACGAATAAAACTAACATATCCAGTTAATTTTCTGGACAATAGTTCTTCTCCAGATTCAATATTATTTTCAAAATCAGGTTCTCTGAATTCACCATCTTTATTAAATACTTGTTCTTCTTTAATTGTGCTTCTGTTATCAACAGTATTAAGTAAATTCGTAAGCCAAATGATTTCTTTATAACTATTATACATGGGTGTAGCAGATAACATAAGAAGTCTAGTATTTTCTGCTTTTTGACATATTTGCATTAATAAGGTTGCAGTTTTCTTGGATTCTTTATTGTCTTGTAAAATTCTTAAATTATGAATCTCATCAACAATAATTAAACGGTTATTAAAAGTTTGTTTAATTTTTTGAAGTTCCATATTTTTCTGTTGCTCAATAGTTAAACCATCACTAGGAACTTGTATTTTTTTCTTTATAAAATTACCAAGTTCTCTATAGCCCATAAAAATATAGTATTGATTGATTAACTGATTAATTTGCGATATAATTTTTTCTCTAGATAAATCTAATGTTCTGGAAGGGTTTATTTCACTTAATAAAGAATTACCAACACATGTATTTAAATTCCATACACCATTTTCAAATTTCAACTTTCTATCATCAAAAAGTTGTAATCTAAAATTGTTTTGCACATTAGGAGATGCAATAATCATAATTCTTTGATTAATTTGAACTTGTTTCATATAGTTTCTCATTTCTTCAGCAATACCAATAGCAGAACAAGTCTTTCCGGTTCCAAGACCATGATAAAGTAGTAATGAATTATAAGGAGTTTCTAAAGAAAGGAAATTTTTAACAAAAATTTGATGAGGCATTAGTTCAAATTCTTTATTACAAAAGGCCTCGGCGGTTTCCTTGATATCTTTAATTTCTCCATCAAATTTGGTTTCATTAAATTCTTGATGTTGAGCAATCTTAATATTAAAGTTAGAATCGTCTAATAAAGGATATAAATCATTAGATTCCGGTTGTAGTTGTATATTTTGGTTCTCAATTTTTTCTTTATCAAATAAAAAGTCATTATATTCTTTAGACTCTTTATCTGGTTGAGAATATATTTTATCTTGTAATTCTTTTTCTTGTGCTGTTAATTCAATATCAAGGTCAGGATAGGGTTCATTATTTTGTATATCAGTAATTATATTTTCATCTAATTTTTCTTCTTCAACAGGCTGATTATCTTCTTCTATTTCTTGTTCAACCTCATTATTAATTTGTTGATTTTCAGCATTATCTTCAGGAGTAATATCTTCTTCTTTTTCTTCTTCTACGGGTTCATCTATTTGTTCAGTTTCTTCAGCACTTTCTTGATTTGTAATTTTATTCAACTCATTTTGAAGAAGTGCAACTTGAATAACAAGTTCATCTCCTAAATCACCATATTTAGCTTTAAAATCACTATTATTATTTTTTAATTCTTTTTCTAGTTCTACTATTTGTTTCTTAAGTTCTTTATCTTTTTGTTTTTTAAGTTCTTTTACATGTTCAATATTAGCATTTAGAGTAGAAACAAGAGATTCTCCGTAGTCTTTATTTTTTCTTTGAACTACAACTAATGTTAAACCATTAAGTTGTATAAATAATTTGGGAACACATTTATTAAATGTAGAAGATTTTGGGTTAAGGTCGCATCTAGCTTTTTTACATCTAGGTCTTTTTCCGTTACTATCAGGTTTGCAATCTTGAAATTCATCTTCTTCTCTTTCACCTGTATATAAATTAGGTTCTTGAACTTCAATAGGCTGAAATTGTATAACATTTTGAATAGCATCTTGAATTATATTATTTTTTTTTGTTTTATTGCTATTAGGTTTATTTTTCTTTTGTTTCAATGACATATATTATACGGTATATAATATATAAATATTATTTAACTGTAAAAAAAGCGATAGTTATTTAAAGTTTTATTAATTTTAGATAGCATTCTTTTTTTTTCTAAATTGTAAGAACGGATCATTTTGTTACAATCATCAAAATTAAACCATTGCATGTCACTTACTTCACTAGTTTGATAAGATTCCATCTTGACAGATGTTGAATTTCTACAGAAAGCAACATAATATTTATGTTTATAAGATTTATAATTAGAACCAGTAAATACTTCTTCAAAAGGTAATATATTTTGTATATTACTTAAATAATTAGTGTGTATTCCAGTTTCTTCAGTAAATTCTCGTAAAGCACATGCAAAATCCTTTTCTTGAAAGTTTCTTCTTCCTTTTGGAAATCCCCATTCAGGTTCATTCCATATATGTTTTTTATTACTTTCTTCAATTAAAGATTGTAAATCATATTGTTTTACACCATCAGTATAAACACCTTCTTTCAATATATTATATTTTTCTTGACTAGAAACTTCTTCAGATTTGTATTGTGAAGATAACTTTTCTTTACCCCAAATACGATACCATAAATCAAGAAAAGAGTTTTCTAATAAAGATTTTTTTTCATCAAATGTCATTTGATTTAGCATATTAAGTATATAAGATTTATTATTAATAGAATATTTACCTCTCATAAAATCAATAAATCCTAATGTATCTTTTCTTCTTATCATTAAATATTGTATTTGCTTATTAAAAATACGGAAAACAATAAAACCAATACTAATAATGGGTAATTTGCATTGGTTATATAAATGTCCTACTTTCCCGCAATTATTACAATAATAATCATTCATTCTTCTAAAATAAATTAACTTATCTTTATATAATTATTTATTTATGAATTTTGAACCAGAGATTTGGGGACCTCATTATTGGTTTTTTCTACATACTGTTGCAGAATCTTATCCATTGCACCCAACAAGTGTTACTAAAAAAAAATATTATGATTTACTTATAAATTTTCCATTATTTATTCCAAATCAAGACATTGGAAATAAGTTTAGCCAATTATTAGATAAATATCCTGTATCTCCATATTTAGATTCCAGAGAGTCATTTGTGCGATGGGTGCATTTTATACATAATAAATTAAATATTCAGTTAGGAAAAGAAGAGTTGTCAATGCCTGTAGCTTTAGAAAAATATAGAAATTTATATAAACCCAAAAAGATATTACTAAGAGAAACAATATTAACTAGAAAGCATATTATTCATTTTATATTTATTGTGTTATTATTATTTATCATTTACTTATTGTACAAATAATATTCTAATAATATTTTAATAATGAGATTTGAATTAGTGATTTTAATAGTGACAGGATTAGTTATAGGAAACATATACACTGAAGGAAAATATATAAAATATGTCTTATCAAAAAAGAAGTATTTACAAATGGGTGGTGTAGGTTTTGCGGGTTTATTAGTTATCTATTTATTTAAAAAAAATCCTACTCACGCAAAAGAAATAGTAAATGCATCAAATGAGTATTTCAAATATTTACCAATTGATAAAAATACCTCAGATATGATTAGTCCCATTTTAGATTTTACAAGTAAAAATAATTTTGCAAATGATCCAAATTATAATCAGCAAATTTTAGGTATGACAAATGAACAAAGACAAGCAGAAAGAATAAAACAATCAGGAAAAAAGGGAGTAAAACGTTCAGTAAGTGAAACAAAAAAGAAATATGTAGCGGCTGGTCAAAACTGGAAATGCACTAACTGCAAAAAACAATTAAATGCATGGTTTGAGGTAGATCATGTTGTAAGATTAGAAAACGGTGGCTCAAATAATGTAGATAATTTAGTAGCATTGTGTAGAGAATGTCATGGAGAAAAAACCGCTAAGGAAAATATGTCAAAATACTTGTAAAAATATAATATACTAATTTTATATAATTTAAATGGCAGATGAAAAAACAGGCTTTAAACTAGATTATATAAAATATTCATTAATGCTTTTAACCATTATACTAATACCTATTATGTTTGAATTTGCTCTAAAAAATAAAAATATTTTTGATAAAACATACGGTATTATCATTTTTTTAGTTTTTATACCTTTACTTTGCATACTTGGATATGAATATTTTTTCTTGAAAAAACCAGATACACAAAGAATCACCAATTATTTACTATTATTTGTATTGGTAACAGTATTAGTAAGTGTTTTTTATTCTCAATTAGCAATGTATAGTTCAACTTTTACTTATATTAGTTACTTCTTTTTAGGTTTATCTATTTTAATCTTACTAGTAGGACTAGCAATTATATTTTTCAGCTTTTCTAATTATTTTAAATCCTTAGAAGGAACTCCATCATTCATATCCTATTTTATATTTTATATTCCTTGTCTAATATTAGATTTTGTTAAGTATGTAATTAAAGAATTTCAATTAACCACTAAACCAATTTACATATTATTGGTATTAGAAGTATTATTAATATTAGCATATGTATATTTTCCCAAATTATTTGAACAAATTTCTAAAAAAGAGGGGGTTCCTGTAATTGAAGAATCAGTATTTTTAGACCAAGAAAATTCTTTTTCTTTAAATGAAGAAGCAAAATTAGATTTAACAAAGCAAGTAAAAAATATTTATACAGGACAGGATATTGTAAAAAGCAATAGATTAAATTATTCTTTATCAATGTGGCTTTATATTAATAATTATGACCATATTGATACTGATAATATAGAAGAAACAAATATTTTTAATTTTAATAATGGACTACCAAAATTAACATTAGCAAACAGTAATGCGGAATCAAGTAAAATATATGCTTACTATACAAATGCCAATACAGATGAACAGCCATTAGAAGTATTAATACCTTACCAAAAATGGAACAATATAGTCTTTAATTATTTTTCAACACATGTTGATATATTTATTAATGGAAATTTAGAAAAATCAATTAGTCTGAATGAAGAAAACTTTCCTATTTACAACAACAGTGAGTATCCTATATCAAATGAAGTAATTACAGGAGGAAATAGAGAAATAACAGGTGCAATATGCAATGTAAGATATTATAAAGAAAACTTAAGTGAAAGAAAGATTGTTAATTTCTATAATCTTTTAAAAAATAAAAACCCTCCAACATTTAATATGTAATGTGTTTATATAAATTATGGACGGTTTTGATAAATTTATATTGTTCGTTTTTGTTTTTGGAGTAGGAAGCGCAATATACAATTATTTCATGCAGGAATGTTAAATTTAATTTGTAACTAATTAATATAGAAAAATGAATACGTTCGCCTTTATTTTAGGAATAATTATAGTATTATTGATTTACATTTTATATAAGTTTTTTACACAAAAAGCAACTACTTTAGTTGAAACAAGTAATTTAAATGAAACACAAGACCCTATTACTATTAAAAATAGTCCCACTTCAACAAGATATACTTATGCTGCATGGATTTATATTAATTCTTGGTATAGCAATACTCCAAAAGCAATATTTAAGAGAGAAAACAACATTGAATTAGCTTTTGAAGATAATTCTCCTGTTTTAACTTGTAAAGTAACCACAAATAATACAGATGTAGCTAGTGGTACAAATGCAGCAACTTCTTATGATACTGAAACATTTATAATTACAAATGATTTCCCTCTTCAAAAATGGACTCAAGTAATTGTAAGTGTTGATAACCAATACTTTGATTGCTATATTGATGGTAAGTTAGTAACTTCTGTAAAAATATTGAATCCTGCACAGCCAAGTTCAACCCCGATGAAGTTAGGCGGAGGAAATGCTTTTGATGCATATGCAAATAAATTTCAACACTGGGATGAACCTATTAATCCTCAAACAGCATATGAATCATATAAAGCAGGAAATGGACAAACATCCATGTTCCAAAATCTAGCGAGTTATGGATTAGATTTAACAGTATTAAAAGATAGTGTAGAATTCCAAAGATTTAATATATTTTAAGAAAATCGTTTTGTATTATTAATATATAACGATTATGAATACTCAACCAATTCAACAAAATATACAAGCAACTTCAAATAATATAGAACAAGGTTACAATAGTATGAGAACTTCATTAGAAAATAATTTGAATTCATTTTCTCAAAAGGTAAATGAAAATGCTGAAGCAAGCACAGGTTTTCTATCTAGTAATACTATTGTAGCCAAGTTTGCATTTATCATTTTGATAATTATCATATTTGTTTTATTATTAAATTTAGGAATTATTTTGTTATCAAGAATAAACAGTCCTTCAACAAATCCTTATTTAATTAATGGAATGATAAGTGGTGGAACTCAACGTTCTATTGCACAAGATCCATCTGACAGAAATGCTATTCCTATTTCTAGATCAAATAATGAAAAGACTGGCTTGGAATTCACCTATTCTACATGGATTTATTTAGAAGATATAGGACAAAATGCTGGTAATACACTATTATATAGAAATATTTTTAATAAAGGAGATAATACTTATGATGAGACAACTGGAATAGCATTAAATAATGGTCCTGGTTTATATTTAGAGTCTCCTGATACAACTTCTTCTCCTGAGAAAGCAACATTAAAAGTGATTATGGATACATACGCAGATAACAGAACTGAAATAGAAATTGATAATGTTCCTATTAAAAAATGGGTAAATGTAATAATTAGAGCCCAAAATACAGTTATTGATGTGTATATTAACGGTTCTATTGCTCAACGTGTTATTTTAGAAGAAGTTCCAAAACAAAATTATTATAATATGCATGTAGGACAAAATGGAGGTTTCAGTGGTCAAATATCTAATTTAAGATATTACCAAAAAGCATTGAATATATTTGAAATAAAACAAATATTAGATGAAGGACCTAATTTAAAATCAGATGTTTCTACTTCAGGTTACTATAATTATTTATCTAATTTATGGTATTCTGCTAATTTCTAATCATAATAGCAAATAAAAATGTTATTATGATTTTCTATTTCGTCTTAAAATGTATTTATAAAATTCTTTATCTCGTCTAGGAAAGAAAAATGAGAAAAAATTAAACCAAAAATAATGAGCTCGTAACTCAATTAATGCTGTTTTATACTGTGGTATATATGGATTCCAAAAAGTAAAAATATATTCAATTAAATCATCAGGTAAATTTAAAAGTAAATCCATCTATTTATTTATATATTGATACATTATAATGTCAACAGAAGACGCTTGTCAACAAAGAAAATTATTTTTACAATTTAGTATTCCACCCAGTCGTCTTGAAAAGCAATCACCATATGACGGAACAGTTACGCAAGACCAATTAAATATGAGAAGAAAAGTTGAAATACTAAAATATAAGAATAATAATAGCGGAGGTTCTTCAGGAAGCCAAAAACAAAATTTTGCGAGACTTGCTAGAGGTAATTATAATATAGATAAGATTTCATGCACTGCAGATGCTATCCGTCCTGTTTCAAGTCGTAATTCTAATATACCAGGTCCTGAAGTGTTTTTATATGAAGACCCAAATGTTCCCTTATATAATTATATTCACAATACGAATATTGGTGCTATTGGAAATACAGAGAATGATACACAATGGAGTATATATATTAATACAAACATACCAGCAGCTGCAAACACGCATATGAATTTTGCAACCTTAGTTATTAGAGACGCTATTGCACAGGCATCATTGATATATAAACTTGAAATACCGGTTTCATTTTATATTAGTGGAAGTAGTTTATATACAGATACTAGTGGAAGTTTAATAAATATTTCGGAAATATCACCCTATGTTGTAGCAAAATATAATGGGGAAGAAGTTAGAACAACTAAAGGAACACTTACAAATAATTCACTTAGTGTAAGACTTCACCCAACTACTGATCTTTATACATCAAATGGATTAGATGTATATAATTTTGCTGCAACTATTTTTACAGGATATATAACTTATTCAGATATATTATTATTTACTGCTCCAGGAAATGTTTATACATTGGATTATTATTTTATATCAACAAATAAGTTAGATATATTGACGAATGAAGTTACATATGTCAATTCATCGCAAACAACAGTAATTAACAGTATATATTTTGGTTTAATTATTAATGAAAATTCTGATGCAACACGAATATCACAAACAAATTGTGCTGTAGAAAATACTTCTATTATTGATCTTGACAGTACACGAAGATTTAAAATAGAAGATTCATTAGAAAATAGTTATACAAATAGTTTAACAGCAACATTGATAACATATATAGTTTCTGTAAATACAGGAACAAATAGTTATGGAACAGGAAATAAATATTATATAAATGGTGTATTAAATGGTGCAATAGAATTAACAGTTGGTTATGATTATAAATTTGATTTATCAGATAGTAGTAATGATGGTCATGATATGAAACTTTCTACTACACCTGATGGAATTCATGGAGGTGGAACAGAATATACACAAAATGTAACATATGTTGGGACAGCTGGAACTACAGGAGCTTATTTATATATTAGTGTAGATAGTAGTGTGACATTACCTTTGTATTATTACTGTAATAATCATAGTGGTATGGGTTCAGATGTAGCATCATCAAGTAGTTCATCAGGTGAAACATCAGGTGAAACATCAGGTGAAACATCAGGTGAAACATCAGGTGAAACATCAAATGGTTATTAATTCATTATTAAAAGTGGTATATAGATTGTCTAAAAAAGAAATCAACATATAATTTACTTCTTTATTATTATTGTCTATATAGTTTAAATCAAAATCAAATTCATCGCGAGTATTAATAATGCAATTATAAATATATTTCAAATCTCTTAATACTTCGTAACATAATATTCTTTTTTCTTCAGTTAGAATTTCATTTTTATAAAAGATTGGATCAAATAAAAGTCTAGGATTTTCTAATAATTCATGAACCTTTTTTGTCATTCTATTTTCAATGTAATTATTAAAAATATGGTAATAACCAAAAACCTGAAGCATAAAATAATTGTATTCTTCTAGGTCTTGAATACTTATATCAAAATTATTTTCATCTATCATAAAAGTTAATTTTTCTATAAAATCCAAATAACTATCTTCAACTTTTATTTTATAGCTTGTTTGAGAAAATGCATAGTTTAAATTATGTAATTTGTTTTCTAAAATAACTACTTTTTCAGTTTGTTCTTTTAATTCGTTAATTTTTTGTTGAATAGTCTGTAAAATATATTCTTTTGAAGAAGGCATATAATTATATAAAAGTATATAATTATAAATACAAAACGAATTAATGTGTTAAAGTGTATCTAGTAAAAGTAGGATTTAAACATACTTTTTCTTCAGGAAATACTTGTCCAGATAAACATTTTGTAGCATTATTTATTTCTATACAGCCCCTTTTTCCTTCATATTCACCAACTAGACACCAACCACTCTTATTTGATGTAATGGGTTTTTGACTAGGATTGCTGCTGCTATCAGGCGATGGTTCATTATTAATAATTTTAGATTGGTTAATATCATTATTTGTTAAATCTAAAGGTTTAGATAATGATTGTTTTGCTTCTGGTGATATTCCATCTTTACTAGCATCTTTTAAAATATGTCCAAGAGATTGAACTGAACCACCAGCTAATTCAACACCAGTAGTAGCAACATCAGTAGCAACATCAGCAGTTTTATCTATAATTGTTCCAGCTGTGTAACCAAAAACAGATAATATTTGTTTTACTAAAGGACCAAAAACATCAACAATACTTTCCATAAGGTTTCCAATAATATTTAATAAATTTATTCCTAAAAATGAAAGTATTAATAAAAACACTAAAAATGAAATAATTAAATTTTTACCACTAAATATATCAGTAGATGAAACTTGTGCAACCATTGGTTCTCTATTTGAATTATCCATATTATATATATTACTTACTTTTTTTTCATTTAGGATAATTAATTATTTATTTAAAGCATTTAAAAATTCGTTAGTAATGAGTATATTAATTATATTATTATTATAATGAAACTAGTGCTTGAATCTATGTTTTTTATATTGTTTGGTATTACATTTCTTTTTATCTTGTTGTTGATTTATCACTTTAAAAATAAGATAACAGCTTTAGAAAAGAATGTAGATACTATGTTTGAGATTTTGAATAATGTTGTTGGTGATTTGTCTAGAATTAGGATTGGTGGTGGTGCTCAACCAAATATGACTGCAGGTGTGAATTACAATTCAGACAACGAACCTATTGCTCATTTTTCTGATGTATCTAATATTCCTATTGTAGATAACGAAGAAGAAGAGAGTGAAGACGAAGAAGAGACAGATATTAGTGATGATGAAGAGAGTGAAAATGAAGAAAATGATGTAGAGGATAGTGATGATGAAGATAGTGTAGAAAATAGTGATGACGACGAAGACGAAGAAGAAATTAAAAAAATTTCAGTAATTTTAGATGAAAAAGTAGATGAAGATGCTATCCAAGTAGAAGAATTAGATGACAGTATTGCAAATGATGCAGAAGAGGTTTCTGTTCCAGAGTTGAAAGAGGTAGAAGATATTAGTGTAGAAAAAGTAGATACTCCTATTCAACAAGATAGTATTAATGAAGACAAGTTAGATAAAATGCAACAATACAAAAAGATGCATATTCAAAATTTAAAAAAGTTGGTAGTGTCTAAAGGTTTAGCTACAAGTGATGATGTGTCTAAATTAAAAAAGGCAGATTTATTAGGAATATTACAAGAAGAATAATTTAGAAACAGTTAAAATATAATATATGTATTTTTATATATTATGTTTTCCAAATTTATGAACCAAGTAAAAGAATTTACAAACGACAAAACAGGACAACCTCAACAATCTTTAGGTTATGGAGCAAATAATAAATATCCTGAATTCCCTCCTTTAATGAGTGATGGTCGTGCTGTTACTGCTTGTTGGCAACCAGAATCTACAATAAACGAAAGTATCAAAGAGTCTAATAATATTAAATCTAATTGGCAATACAGAAATTATATGATAAAGAATGCAAATACTATTATGGAATACAATATGAAAGAAAGTTGTAATGATGTTGGTTACTATAAAAGACCTATTGATCTAAATAGCATTAATAGTAATTTAGTAGAACCTATGTCTAATCCTCATTTATATAGTTCTCTAAATGACGAAACAAAGCAATTAGGACAAACAGAGAGTGATTTAAAGGCATATTATTTATCAAGAGAAGAATTGAATGCTAGAAGAATTGCTCCTTCTATTAATAGAGAACAAGTATTACAAGCTGAACCTAAATAATTTTATAAAAATATAAATCATTTATATTTTTATTTTACTGATTTATTACGCTTGAACATGGGTTTTTTTAAGGTTTTTCTTGATTTTTTCTTTTTAATGGTTATTCTTTTGTTCTTTTTACCACCTGTTTTACTCTTGTTCTTGAATTCTCTATAAATTCTTTGTACTTTATATGGTTTGAATCTAGATACCACCTCACTCATTGTTTTTCTACGAGTGTCAAGAGGTTGGTTGTTAGGGTCTTTTAAAATATCCTCGGTAAGTTCTGAAATACTGCCAGTACTTGAAGCAATGCTAAATGGTGAAGGAGAGGCGAAACTTCTTGGAGATTCACTTCTTTCTCTTTTTTTAGATTTTGAATTTGTTTTAGACATCTTATAATATAAAAAGATAAATTATACATTTTAAAATATAAATAAATAATTTTTGTTTATTTATATGAAAGTAATTAGTTTTGATGTTGGAATTAAGAATATGGCTTACTGTATTTTGGATCTTTCTGGAGAAAAAATGGAAATAACTGATTGGAATGTTCTCAACCTACTTAATTTACAAACTTTTGTACAGAAAAAATGTAATGTCAAATGTAAAACATCTAAAAAGAAAAACGAAGAAAAAGTTTGTGGAAAAAATGCAAAATACCAAAAAGGAGAACATTTTTATTGCGAACAGCATGCTAAGTGTGATAAACAGTATATGATGCCTAAAAAAGACTACACTGAGAAGGTTCTCAAAAAAAAGAAGATAGAAGATTTATTATCTATAGGAAAACAACACATGTTTTTTTTAGATAATGTGAAAAGAAATAAGCAAGAGTTAATAGATACATTGAGAACTTATTTTGATAAACACATGTTAGATAAGATAGAAAAGGAAAAAAAAGTAACAGCTGGAGAGACAGATTTGTTAAGTATAGGTAAAAACTTAAAAGTAGAATTAAATAAATTAGATACTCTAGAGAATATAGATGTTGTATTTATTGAAAACCAGATATCTCCGATAGCAAATAGAATGAAAACAATACAAGGTATGTTAGCACAATATTTTATAATGACAAATGACAATATAAGTATAGAATTTGTATCATCTAGTCATAAGTTAAAACAATTTGATAAAGATAAAAATAGTTATAAAGAAAATAAACAACAAAGTGTAATCTTTAGTAGAAATATTATTGATAAGAATGAGAACTTTGAGAACTGGAAGGAAAAGCTAGATTCTAAGAAAAAGGATGATTTGGCTGATTGTTTTTTACAGGGATTATATTATTTTGTAAGAGAAAAAAATATATATTATGCGGATGATTTAAAAATAAAATTTGTATAAATAACATAATTATGGAAGTAATAGATATCGGCATCGAGAATCTAGAACCTATCTCTTCAAAGACAAGCGAAGTAAATTTTGGACCTGGTGTTGAATTATTGATGAATGACAAATCTCCATCAACAAAAGAAGAGGTGAATTTGAATTTAGATGACATAGATAATTTAGAAAAAGAAATGAATGATTTGAGTTCATCGATTCAAATAGGTGCAGACGCTGCTCCTAGTGTAGAAGAAGTAAAAACAGACAGTTTGTTTTCAAACATTGAGCCAAAATTAAATGTTGATACTGAATTTACTGATTCTAATTTAGGAAGTGCTACAAAAGAAACTTTAGGAAATGCGAAGACATGGGATGGTTTTACTAAGATTAACGAGGTTCCCAATGTAGCTCCTTCATCATCTAAAAAAATGAGTGAAAAAGAAATGAGAAGAAAAAAAAGACACATGATTAAAAAATTAGAAGAGTGGAATGAAAAAAAAATGATTAGTAATTATTCACATTTTACAATGGATTCTGAATTTGATGAAGTAGAAGACGAATATGAAACAGCTTTAGAGGATAAAAGAAAGAAAGATAGTGTTAAGTTGCAAGGTTGGTGGTTTATGACATTTATTAACTCTCTAGAATATGGTAATGCTGTATTTGACCCATTTGGATTAAATTTAGATGGATGGGGTGAGCAAGTAAATGAGGATATTGATAGTTATGAGGAGATATTTGGCGAATTACACGATAAATACAAGGGAGGAAAATTAGCTCCTGAAATTTCATTATTGTTGAGAGTAGGATTTAGTGCAGCCGTATTGAATTTTTCCAATAAAGCATTGTCTAGTGCAGCACCAGGTTTTGATGATGTAATCAAACAAAGTCCAGAGTTAATGAAGATGTTCACACAAGCAACAGCAGATACAATGAGTAACAATTCAACAGCATTCCAAACCGCCAATCAATTTATGCAAAATAATCCTGGACCTAGTGGTCCTCCTCCACCTGCACCAGTCGAAACTAAGAATCAACCACCTCCACAAAGACCAGGCATGGTTTATACAGAAAGAGCATCAAACCGTCCTGATATAGATGCTGGTAGAGGAGCAATGTTTCAAGAAAAGGGTGTTGAAATAAATAACTTTGAAGCAGCAGACGCACAACCTAAAAGTGTTCGTGCAAGTCGTCCAGAAATGAAAGGTCCAAAAAATAATGAATTAGATGACATATTATCTGGATTAAAAACCCGAACAATAAATATTCATGAAAATAAATCAACAAACGATAACGATTCTGTTATTTCTGTAAGTTCATTAAAAGATATAGAAAATAATAAAATGCCTAAGAAAACAAAAAAGAATAATTCAGCAAAGAATGTAATTTCATTAGATATTTAATAAACCATATAAATAGTATTCATGTCAAATAGTAGGTGATATGAATAAAATTGAGTCGGGTGAGAAATTGGATTTTCATAATGTTTTGATTCGTCCTAAGAGATCTACTTTAAATAGTAGGTCTGAAGTAGATTTAGAAAGAGAATTTAAATTTAAATATTCACCCTTGAAATGGAAAGGAATTCCAATTATTTCAGCAAATATGGATAGCACTGGAACATTTGAAGTATGTGAGTGTTTGAGTTCTCATAATATGGTAACGGCTCTTCATAAATTTTATACTATTGAAGATTATAAGCGTTTTCATGATAAACAAATTAGTCCCGATAGTTTTATGATTTCAACAGGTATTAAGAATGATGCAATTAATAATTTAAAAGCAATATTTCAGGTGATAAAATGTAATTGGATTTGTATTGATATTGCTAATGGATATATTTCAAATTTGGTTGAGTTTTGCAAGAAAGTGAGAGAAGAGTTTCCAGATAAGATTATTGTTGCTGGAAATGTAGTAACAAGAGAAATAGTAGAAGAACTTATCTTAAATGGTAAGGTAGATGTAGTGAAGGTAGGTATTGGTCCAGGAAGTGCTTGCACAACCAGATTGAAGACAGGTGTAGGAATGCCTCAATTATCTGCAGTATTAGAATGTGCAGATGCAGCACATGGAGTAGGAGGTCATATTATATCTGATGGAGGAATTACCTGTCCAGGTGATATGGCGAAAGCATTTGGTGGTGGAGCTGATTTTGTAATGGTTGGTGGTCGTTTTGCTGGTCATGACCAAAATCCTGGAGAAGTAGAAGAAATAGATGGAAAAAAATATAAATTCTTTCACGGAATGAGTTCAGATAAGGCTCAACAAACACATTATGGAAAAATGGAAAAATACAGAGCGTCTGAAGGAAGAGTATTGAAAATTCCTTATAAAGGAGATCTAAATGAAACTGTTCAAGATTATTTGGGAGGATTAAGAAGCACATGCACATATATTAATGCGTCATCCATGAAAAACATGGCGAAATGCACAACATTTATCAGAGTGTCACAACAGGTAAATGATCTTTTTAAATAAAAAATTGATTTCAATATAATGAAATAGTGAAGACATTATTAACATGTTTTTCATTATTATTCTTGGAGTTATTGTTGTATGTTTATATATATCAATACTAGACTGTAATAAAAATAATACCAAAAAATAAAAAAATTGATTTATTAATACCCATTTGGTATTAATAAAACGAAACATAAACCATGATGAAGTTAGATAAATTAAACCTGAGATTAAGCAAACAAACCTTAAATGAGTATCCAAAAGCATTTGAGCAAAAATATAAAAAATATGAATTTATGGAATGTTATGCTTATAGTATTGTAGATAATAGTCCATTTAATCTATCTGGTAGGTTTCAAGGTATTATTAAAGATAAATACGGTGATTATTTACATGTATATCTTTTTGATACATTATGCAAAGAACTCTTTTATCATTTAAATGTTGGTATGTTTATGGATAACAGAATAAAATTTCAAGTCAGAGGTTTGCGATTAAAAACAAACCGGCTTCCACAAAATACAATTAGTAAAATAAAAATAAACCTATATCCTTTTTATGTAGAGCAACTTATGTTAATATATTGGAATTTACTTAAACAAAACATAAAAACAACAAGTGATTGTTTTTATGCAATAAGTCAGTTTCTTAAACCAAATAATAAAGACCAATATGATACGATTTATTCATTTGAATAAACTAATGAATAATTTTATAATGGTCAAGAAGAATTATAGCAATAATAATAATTATAAAAGTAAAAAATAGAACACATATTTTATATGTGAATGGTGAGCCTGAAATGATTGATAGTTCAGATAATTTTTTTTTCACATAATGTTCATTATATACTTGAAATGTGGCTTCTTCAGATAAATTACTATTTTCTTCAACTATAGGTTCTAAAATTGGATTTTGCATTATTATATTTATTATTTAGTTTTTGTATTATTTTTTTGAATTAAATATTTATTTTCATTTATAAAATATTTATTCCATTTTTCTCTATACTTTAACTGTGTTTGGTCAAATTTTGTATTCATAAATCCTTTAATATAATTATCATAAATTCCATTTAATATTTCAATATCTTCTCTTAAAGTGATTTCCATCTGTGCATAGAAAATACTATCAAATATAGGTTGTGTTAAAAAGTTTCTATATAAATCATAGTGAAAAATAGATTCATTTTTACCAACAGGATAACAATTAGTAACAATTGTTTTAATCATATTACCTGCAAATACCCTTGTAACAGTAGTATCAGGTAAATAAAATTCATTTTCTACTTTTACATATTGAACTTTTCCAATAATACTTGACATACTTGTAGGTCCAGCCGTATAATAAAAAGTAGTTTTTCCAGAAAAATTTCCTATATCTTCATATTTTACTTCAAATGGAACAGGTGATAAAGAATTACCAAATGAATGTACATAACTGATATGCATAATATCAAGAACGTTTTCTGTAACTAGATTAAATGGTCTATTGATTTTTTTATTTCCAGATATTTTTGTGTATGTTGAGTCAGCAGCTTCAGGTGGTGTAAATATATCACATTGTGGTTTTATTCCTTGTGTTGATAATTTATCATAAGTGGGACATAAAAAAACATCACCAAATTTTTCTTCAATTAAAAATGAAGGAGCTCCGAAATTTCTTTTTGTATCTGGACAGCCTGGTATGTTATCTACAATTCCTTTATTATATTCCCATCCATGATAAGGACATTGAAGACAATTATTTGGTAATAATTTACCTCTTGATAAAGAAGCACCTCTATGAATACATATGTCACTAATAGCAACTAGTCTATCCATTTTGTCTCTATAAACACATATAGGTAAATCATCAAAAAGAAATCTCTGTAATTTATTTTGTTTAAATTGTGTAGAGCGACCAATTTTCCAGTAAAAATTTCCTTTAAAACTATAAGTATTAGAATTGGGTTTTGTAACAATTTTATAAGGTGATACAGTTAAAATTAAAAGTAAAAATAGAATAAGTATATTCATTCATATACAAACGCATTATTATTTAAGTAATATTGTTAATTGTTATTAAAAGAAATTATAAACTATATAAATAAATTCAAATATACAATATATATGAGGGTATTTTTATTGGTAAGTTTTTTTTGTATAATTAATGGATTTATATCAGGAAAAAACAAATTAAATAAATCTAAGTTTGTATTAAGAAGTAAAATGCTTCCTTCAAGTGAGATAACTGGCGGATTAAACAATAAATTAGGAGAAGCATGGAGCTATAGTGATTTATTTGAATATTCAAAAGATAACATGATTCATTCTTTAACAATAACAGAAGATGGTAAAAATGCATTTGTTTTGGATAATTTATCTTCAGAAAATGGTAATTTACATTTGGTCCGTTTATTTCCAGATAATTTAAATAATTTGATTGACCATTTGATAAATCATAATATACAGTTTGATATTTTTCAAATGCCTAAGAATGAGTTTTTAGAAATTGTAAGTAAGTTTGGGGAAGCAGTATTTAATGTAGGTATATATTTTTTAGCTATTTCATTAATTGTAAGAATATTTTCTGGAATGAGTAATTTTACTCCTAATGGCGGAGGTAATCCATTAAATCCTCTTCAAGGTGGAAACAATATTAATGAGATTGATAGTGAAATGTTAGAAACAACTTTTGATGATGTAGCCGGATGCGAAGAATCTAAATTTGAGCTTATGGAAGTAGTTGATTTTTTAAAAAATAAAGACAAATATGAAAAAGCTGGAGCAAAAGTTCCAAAAGGTGTATTGTTAGAAGGTCCTCCAGGAACAGGTAAAACACTTCTTGCTAGAGCAGTTGCTGGAGAAGCAAAGGTTCCCTTTCTAAGTGTTAGTGGTTCTGAGTTTATTGAAGTATATGTAGGTGTAGGAGCATCAAGAGTAAGGGAGTTATTCAATAAAGCAAAGAGAAAACAACCATGTGTTATTTTTATAGATGAGATTGATGCAGTAGGAAGAAAAAGAGGAGCTGGAATAGCAGGAGGTAATGATGAGAGAGAGCAAACATTAAATCAAATTTTGACTAATATGGATGGTTTCTCACCAAATGAAGGAATAGTTGTGATTGCTGCAACAAATAGAATTGATATTTTGGATCAAGCATTGACAAGACCTGGTCGTTTTGATAGGAAAGTTAAGGTTGGATTACCAGATATTGAAGGGCGTAAAGCTATAATGAAAGTTCATTTCGGTAATAAAAATATATCTTCCGATGTAGATTTAAATGAATTAGCAAGTCTAACATCAGGTTTTTCTGGAGCAGATATTGCAAATTTAGCAAATGAAGCAGCTATATTTTCAGTAAGAAGAAATTCAGAAATAATTACGAGAGAACATATACTAGATGCTTATGAAAAAATAACAATAGGACTTGTTTCAAATACACAAACAGTAGATAAAGAAATAATAGATTTGGTTAGTAATCACGAAATTGGTCACGCCTATATGGTAGGATTATTTAAAGATATGTTTGATTTGAGAAAAGTAACAATTAATGAAAATAAAAGTGGAGCGGGTGGTTATACTCTTTTCACACCAAAAGAGAGATATCAAAAATATCCTACTAAGAAGTTTATGCTTGCTAATTTAATTATTGCTTTAGGTGGAAGAGCTGCAGAAGTATATTTATATAGGAAAAATAATAAAAATCCAGAGAATGATTCTATATTCAGTTGTTTTAGTGACTTAGAAGTAACTACAGGAGCATCTAATGATTTAAAACAAGCAACTAACATAGCTCGTTCTTATATAACAGATTATGGATTTGGACAATTTTTTATATCTAATCAAGAACCATACAATTCTGAGACTCCTTTTATGGGTCGGGATTTTGGTATTGATCCAAAACGCTTAAGTGATAGCACAAAATATAATATTGATATGCAGGTAAATGAACTATTAGAATTTGCATTTAATCAATCATATCATTTGATAGAAAAGAATGAAAAAACATTTATAAAATCAGTTGAATTATTAAAAGAAAAAAGAATAATAAGTGGAGATGATATGTATGAGATAATTGATGAAAAATAATATAACATACTATTTTAATGAGCAAAGAAATCATTAAAATAACTAAATCGGCGTCTATTAAATTAGGAAGTATAGCAAAACAACAAAATAATAAAAATTTATTATTTTCTGTTAAGGGTGGAGGTTGTAATGGATTTAAATATAGTATTGAACCAATAAAATTTAAACCTTCTCCTCATATTGAATGTATAAAAAAAGAAGATTTTAATTTATATATTTGCGATTATAGTATTATGCATATATGGGGAACAACAATTGATTGGAAAAAAGATATAATGGGTGAAACATTCCATTTTGAAAATCCTGAAGCTGCGTCAAACTGTGGTTGTGGAACATCTTTTAGAAGTAAAAATACAGAATAACTAGACAAAGAACTCGGTTTTCATATGTTTATATTTTATAAATGAATGATATAGGTCTAATACAGCCATTCTAACATATATACCGTTCTTAACTTGTTCAAAATAAATACATCTATCATCTAAATCTACTTCTGTATTAAGTTCATGGTTCCTAGGTAATGGATGCATAACAATCGCATCTTCCTTTAAATTGTCCATAAATTCTTTATCAATTATAATATCATTGTTTGATTTATAAGACTTATTTTCTCGTTCTTTTTGTAATCTTGTTGTGTAAATAACATCATAAGAACTAAAATCACAATCTTGCTTTTGTCTAACAATATCATCATATTGTTGATTGTGTTGTAAAGAAATATTATAAATAAATGTGTCATCAGGTTCTCTGTCATAATAGGGTAATAAATGAATTTTAATTCTAGGATAATGTTTTAAAATATCAACCAACGAATGAACAGTTCTAGAATGTTTAATATCTCCAATAATTAATATGTTTAAAAATGAAGTTTGATTTATAAAAAAATCTTTGGAATGTTTATAAATAGTATATAGGTCTAAAAGTGCTTGTGTTGGATGTTCTCCATTTCCATCACCACCACTAATAACTGGTATCTTTGTATAGTTACAAGCTTTTTCAACAAATCCTTTACTTGGATGTCTTATTACCATAATATTTCCATAATTTTCAATACTTTTTATGGTATCTTCGTCGCTTTCTCCTTTATGCTTACTTGATGCACCAATATTTAAATTAATTACATCGCCACCTAATTTTTTCATTGCTGCTTCAAAAGATAATGAAGTACGAGTGCTTGGTTCAAAAAAAGCATTCATTAAAATACAACCGTTTAAACTAGATGACGCGTCATATCCTGGATATTTAAACGATGGATCTATATCTGATTTTTCGAAAAACTCACTTCGTCTCAAAATGTAATTGATTCCATCTATTGACAGGTTATTACAAGAATATAAATGATGTCTTTTTGACATCTGTTGTAATGAGCGCCTAATCATATATATTAAATAAAAACGTTCTATTTAATATATTTTTAATCATTAATTTTTGGAGCCAAATAAAGATTTAAATTAGAATTAGAATTTTCCAATATATAAGTTATTTTTAATGGAACACCATCTGTAATATTAATACTGACTTCATTTGTAATTTTACTATATAAAGTAGCATAACTTAACAATTTTAGTGTATAGGAAACTTCTACATCATCCTCTTTTTTTTCATATTCTTTCATATTAGTATCATTCATTTCAACTTTAATTTTGCCGTTATCAGATGATTCAGATGTAAATAATACTTTATCATCAAAACAATTAATATTAATTGTATCATCAAATAATTTTAGGTCATTAATTGTGTCAGTAAAACGTGTTGAGTTCATTACAATAGAAACATTATATTCCATATCTGGTATTCCAAAAACATCTTCTTCAATTTCAACAAGAGATATTTGTAATGATTTATTCATAATAGATACATCATCAGAAGTAAATTCAATATTAAGTTTATCTCCATTTTCTACATTTAATTCTAATTTTTGTTTTTTATCACGAATATTTAATATTTTAAATAAAAGATTTACATTAACACCAATAGTTTCATTTTCTTCAAAATCATATGTAGAAAAGAATGATTTCATTAAATTAACTTCAAAAACAGAGATTTTGGAGCTGTCCATTGCTTGTATATATAATTTTTCTTCCTGAAAAGATAGATTTACAAAATCAGAGAAAGTTTTAATATGTTGAAAAATAAGAGTAAAAACGACAGCATTTTCCAAATTATCAATTGTAATACGCATTATTACTTCTATTAAATTATATTTAAATGTATTTAAATATATTTTTAATAAACATCTATAATGAAAGAAATTGTTCCAATTATTATGGCCGGTGGATTAGGAAAAAGAATGAATTCTGAAACACCTAAGGTTTTATGTAAACTCCATGATAAACCAATGTTAATACATGTATTAGAAAAAGCATTAAATATTTGTGATAAACATGTTCTAATAGTGGTAGGAAGATTTAAAACACAGATTCAAGAAGAAATAAGTAAATATATTGATAGTGAAGATATTAAAAAAATAGTATATATTGACCAACCTGAAGGAAGTAAAGATGGAGAACCTTGCTGTTTAGGAACAGGACATGCAATAAAATGTTGTATGAAATATATTATTGAAAGTAATACTGCTTCACACAAATTTATTGTATTATCTGCAGATGTTCCATTAATAAGTGATGAACTATTGAACAATATGTCTTCATACAGCAATGCATTAGTTTGTTCAAGAACAAATAATCCAACAGGATACGGAAGAGTATTTTTTGATAAAGACCATAAACCATTTATTATAGAACATAAATTCTGTCCATTATATTTACATTTTTATAATACAGTCAATACGGGCATTTATATTTTTACGGGTAGTTTCTTAATAGATAATATAGATAAATTAGAAGAAAATAGTTCAGGAGAAACTTTTCTTACTGATTTACCATTTGAAGAATTTATATTTCATGAGAACTTTTCTATATTCACAAATGTAAATACAAAAGAAACATTAGAACAATTAAATCAACCAGCAAATGTTTATATTCCTAGTAATGAATTAGGTTATATTATATAGTTTTTGGAACTTTTCTTTGTCCAAATTTATGTTTTTTTCTTGATTTATTTGCTAATTTTAATGCTTTACTGTTTGGTTTGCAACCTTCTTTTAAAATATTATAATCAACTGCGGCAGCTTTTCCAGAAGTTATAGCACTAGCCATTCTAGCATAACCCCATGAATGTCCTGTTTGGTTTGGACGGCTTCCAGAAGAATAATAAGCACCTTCTCCTTTCTTAACTATCTTATCTAAAGCTTCTATAGAACAACCTGTTTTTTCTGCTAATTCTTCAGAGGGGATAATTTTTTCAACTCCATATATTTTTCTAGCATTTAAAATATGAGGTGAAGTTTTATTATCATAAGAAGCAACTTTTTTTCTTGTAAAGTATTTGCCTTGTTTATACATTTGTCTAGACTTATCAATCATTTTCTTCTGTGTTTTCTTATCTTTACTTGTTAATTTTTTTGGAACATATTTCTTAGGATATTTTTTAATTGTTTTTCTTTTCATTATAATAAACATAGATTTTATTATAATTTAAACAGATTCATACATTTCTAACATTTTCTTTGTTTGAGTAGTAAAATCAACAATTGGTTTTGGATATGAAACTTTATATTTACTATAACTAGAGTCCCAATTATGTATATCATTATTTGATACTGTTTTTAATTCAGGGACCCATTTTTTAATATATGCACAATTAGGATCGTGTTTTTTGCTTTGTATCCAAGGACTCATATATCTAAAATAAGGATTCATATCTACACCAGTGCTACTGATATTCTGCCAGTTACCATTATTAGAAGCTACATCATAATCAGTTAATTTTTGTGCAAAATATTTTTCTCCTTCCCTCCAATCAATAAGTAAAACCTTAATTAAAAAATTTGCTACTACCATTCTTCCCCGATTATGCATATAACCACTAGTATTTAATTCATTCATACATGCATCTACAAGTGGATAACCTGTTTTACCGTCTTTCCATAATTGTAATTGTTTTTGTGTTCCTTTCCATTTTATTTTTTTAAATTTAGTTTGATATGAACCATTAATTACTTCAGGATAAGCATGTAAGACATGAGCATAAAATTCACGCCATATTAATTGTCTTAATAATTCTCTGAAATTATTTTCTTTTAAATTAAAATACATTTCTCTTACTGAAATACATCCAAATTTTAAATAAGCGGATAATCGTGTAGTTTCATAACTAAAGATATCTCTATCAACACCATAGTTTTTTTGATTCGTTTTTAATTGTTTTAATTTTTTCAATGCGTTTGTTCTTCCTCCATTCACTAAAATATTACTATTTATGTTTGTGAATTTATTTATCGCACTATCTAAATCAAAATCAAAAGAAAAGGATTTGTTTATTTTTGAAAAGTTATTAATTTTAGATTTACTAATAGGCATGACTTTTTTATGTAAAACATCATTATAAAAAGGAGTGAATTTTTTGTAATAACCACCTGTTGAAGTTACAATCTCTCCTGGTTCATATAAATAATAATCTAAAAAAGATTCACACTCAATATTATTTTTTAGACATAAATTTTTAGTTTTTTCTTCTCTATTTTTTGCATATGGAGTATAATCTTTATTAAAATAAATACCTTGTAAATCTAAATTCTTAATTAAGTTATTTAAAATACTAATTTGCTCTCCATAAAATATGTGTAACTTTCCATTATTTTCATTAATAGTTTTTTCAAGTTCTTTTAAACTTTCTATCATAAATTGAATGGAATTTTCTGATTTATATTTATTTTTTGAAGTTACCTGGTCTAATGTAAATATAAAACAAGTATGCAAGTTTTTACATTTTTTGCTAGCTTCAATTAAACCTTTATTATCAGAAATACGGAAATCTCTGTGAAATATGAATAATCCATTTGTATGTTTCATTTAATATATATAGTGAAATTATATTTATATTAAAAATATAAACTAACAATTTCATATGCTAGTTGTGGAGTAAGAACTTTCATATAATATAAATTTGAATATTCTTTAATTGGATAATCAAGTGTTTTAAATATAGGGCTTTGAATGTATAAGGTTTTTTCGTGATTTACAAAAGTAATATTAACATTATCTTTTAACCAATCTAATGTTCCAGTTTTATCTGAACATTCTTTATCATCTAAATATACAATATTTGCATTCTTAATATTTTTATTTTTTAATTGTTTATCTATTAAATTCTTATTAATTTCCTTTGCAGTTGTTGGTTTATACACATTTAAATGTCTATATTTCGGGTGTTGAAGCAATGATGGTTGTCCCTTTAATTTTATTGAGCATTGTTTTGATAAAAGAGGAGAAAATGGATTACAAATATTCTCCAAATGATATTTAACTATAAAAGTTCCATTATCTTTTAATTCAGCACGAGAAGTTAAAAAATCTAAAGCATTTTCTACTTCATCAACAATAATTGGAAAAGGATGATAAAAATCAGTATTTAAAGCAGAATATTGTATATTCCTTACCATACTATTTATTTCTCTACTCAAAAGTCTATATTCTAATATTGTTTTTTTGGTTTCATTTAGTTTTTCATGTAACTTATCATAAGATGTTTTATTGTATGGCCATGTTAAAAAATTACTAATTGTATCTGTTATTTTATCTTGAGCTTCATCTAATGGAATGTTAGAAAATATATTTTTATCTAGAAACATAGAAGATAACCCAACATTTCCATCAGACATTTGATAATGATCAACATTTTTTTCTATAATAACACTTTTATCAATATTGATTGTGTCATTCATATTAGCTAGTTCATAATCAGCTAAAAAAGGATTAATAAGACCATCTTTTTGTGCTAACAAAGTAAGAACAGGAATATTGTAATCATTAATATTTACTGAATCCCAAGGTAATTTATTTCCTGAATTTAACACATTTCCTAACTGTATGAATCCATTTGTCATGTTATTTGCTATTGACATTGTATGATATGCCCCTGCCGAATGTCCCATAAAATATAATGAATTATAAGTCAAGTTTTGTTTTTTTAAATAGTTTTTACAATCATTACTAATCAATTTACTTTGTTTATCGCCATTTAAAGGAATATTAAAAAGATAGTCTATTAATAAAAAATTAACATTTATATTTTTTTCTTGCGTTTTTTCTTGTATTTTACTACATAATTCATAATAAGAATCAGGATTTTTTCCGTATCCTGGAAACAATATAATGAATATATCACAATCATCATTACAAGTAATTAGTTTGGAATGTTTAAAAACCTTATTTGCATACTTATTTAATAAAAAATGTTTGATTTTAAAACCATGTATTATTATAAATAATAATAATACTAACAAAAATTTCATTAAGTTATTACAATCATAAAACTTTATATATTTTATTAATAATAATATAAAAATATTGTTCATTATTTCTATATAAAAATGTTAAGCATAATGAAAGATATTGTAATAAAATCACAAATACTATTGTTATCAATGTATGCTTATATAACATGTGAAATTGATATCTTACTTATGCAATTATATAACCATCATCCGTTGATTGCTTCTGTAACTGATTATGTGATATATTGTTTATTATACATTCATTCAATAATGAATCAATATTATATTGAACCATTTGATAATAAATGGATATACACTGCTTATTTAAGCAATATAAATGGTTATTATATGCTTAATGAGCAATATCAATTTTATAATAAATATCATATAGCTTCTAATAGATTTATGCAGTGTTTGTCAATTGAATCACTTGAATATATAAAAGAAAAAAATAATTATATAATGATGATAAATTATGATAATAATACAAATATTAAAAACAATATTAATATTGATTTATCAAAAGATGCGAAATTATTAAAAAGTCCATTTTTATCAATATCTTATTTAGAACCAAAAACTGAAAACAAAATAGATATTAAATTACCTAAAAAGTATTTTATTGAAAATAATGAAATATTAAGTCCTTGTTTTATTTATAGATACTTAAAATACCAGCCACTTCATTTTGAATTTTCAATGGATTATAAAATAGAAATCATAGATAATGATTGTAATGTTTTTACTTTAAAACCAAGTGAATACATAAAAATAAAAAATAATGGTTATGAAAAACTTAGATTAAAAAATTAAAAGAATATAAAGTTTTTTATTTCTATTATGTATGAGCGTAAGCCAAATGGATTCTGCATGTATTCCATCTTCATATCATACTTTAAATGGTAAATGGAATTTGTATTACCATTTACCACAAGACAATAACTGGAGCTTAAACAGTTATACTGTTATTATGGATTCAATTAATACTGTAGAAAGTATTGTTAGTTTAAATGAAAAAATTCATGAAAATATTGTTAAAAGCTGTATGTTATTTGTTATGAGAGAAGGTATTACGCCAATGTGGGAAGACCCTAAAAACCGACATGGTGGTTGTTTTTCATATAAAGTTACAAACAAATATGTTTTTGAGGTATGGAAAAAATTGTTTTGTTTATTATGTGGTGAAAGTTTATGCAGTAACCCTGAAAATTCAAAATATGTAAATGGAATCACTATTTCCCCCAAAAAAAACTTTTGTATTATCAAGATTTGGTTAAATACATCTGAATTTCAAGATCCTGGATTTATAGTAAATATTCAAAATCTATCAAAGCAAGGATGTTTATTTAAAAAGCATGAACCTGAGTTTTAATACTCAGTTTCCTCATGATATGAAGTATAAATAAAATATCCAAATAAACCGATAACTAATAATATTACTATCATTATAAAATATTGATAATATTTTCATATTATTTTATATAAAAAATATGAAACTTGAAACTAAATATATAGCTTCTCTTAATGATACTGTTGAATTTAAGATAGGTCAAAGTGCTCAAGATAATTTTGATATTATAGATGATTCTAATCCTAATGATTTATGGTTTCATTTATATGGAGAGTCGTCTTGTCATGTAATTGCAACAATTAACCCTGAAATTAAATTAGATAAAAAACAAAAAAGACAAATTATTACACAAGGAGCATTATTGTGTAAGCAAAACTCTAGACATAAAAGTGCAAAAAATGTAAATATTATTTATACAGAAATAAAAAATATTGAAAAAACAGAAACTATAGGAACTGTTCAAGTTCATCTTCAAAAAAGTATTTTAATTTAAAAACCCAAAATATTTACCAAAAACCAAAATATTTACTATAATTATCATCAATTGCTTTAGCGTGAGCAGTATCTTTCTTTTCTTCTTCTAATTTATCTACTTTATTATCTAAATAAATTGATTTAATTTTATTATCTTGTCTTTTCTCCGAAGTTTCAAGTATTCTCTTATTTTTTTGCTCATAATCTTTCATTTGTTTATCTAATTGGTCTTGTTGAACAGTATTAGATAATTTTGCGTTCATTGCATTATTTTTTGCGTTCATTTCATTTTTTAAATCATACAATTCGCCTTGTAATTCTTGAACTTTACCTTGAAGTTTTATGAATGAACCACCACTTATTACAACCTGTTTGCCTGTTTCTGCTTCTGATTTATCCATAGATTTTACTAAAGCGTCCGCCTTTTTAGCTTCAACATCTTTTCTTATTTTTTCTTTTATAGCTCTATCTCTTGCTGCCTCTTGTTCTTTTTTCTTCCTATCTTTTTCCTGTTTTTCTAGTTTAGCTTTTCTTTGTTTTTCTTGCTTTTTTTTATCAGCTTCTATTTTTTCTCGGATTTTTTTCATTCTTGCTTCTCTTGAAACACTACTCATACTTCTTGCTTCTTCTATTATCAATTTATCATCAAAACTAAATCCTTCTAATTCATCTATATTTTCTTCAATATCTTCTTCAATTGCTGATGTATCTGTATTAACTGTAATATTAATAGATAATACCCCTATAAATAGTAAAATTAAAATAACAATTAATATTTTTTTAAACATTATATAATGTAATATTAGAATTTAACTTGGAGGTAAAGGAGCTAAACATAATTTAATTTCACCTAAAGAAGCGACATCATATTTAACAATTAATGGTAAATCATTACCTAAATACATTTCTAAATGGCTACATAGAGGTGTGCATTTAATAAAATGGCTTAAACTTTTTAAAGAAAACTCACCTTGTGTAATAACAGAAGCATCCGACTTTTGTATAAAATTCATATAACCATCAGATTCAGAACGAAAAATACGACTACTTGCAAATGTTCCCTCACACGAAAATATAAGATCATTACCAACAGATTTAATTTCTATTCTATCAGAAATTCCATTCAAATCACGAATAATTTTTTGAAAATCAGAAGTAGGTAAATTTATAACAGTTGAATATTCTACATCAGGAACCACTAATTCTTCCATATCTGGCTCTATTAATCTTAATTTTTGGCTATAACATTGTTTTATATCACCATTATCATATTGCAGTCCTAAAAAAGATACTATACCATCATGATAATCACCTTTGTCAATATACATTGATAATGTATCATCATTAGACATTGTAGAAATAACCTTAAATAAATGAAGAGTATTAGCACAAACAATAATTTTATCTGGAGAACAATCATATTTTTCAAATTTTTGAGATTTTAAATTTACATTTACTAATATTGTATGAGTTTTATCAAAATTAATAATCTTCATTCCTTCTTTAGTAAATGTGATGGTAGCATCCGTCAAAATATCTTTTATAGCTGTTATCATATTGCGAATAGGCTGTATCTGCACAGTTTTTATTGTCAGCACATTATTTTCTTCGTTCATTTATCAATTATACTTGTTAAACTACCATGTTTTTATATTTTAATTGGGTAAATATATTTAATACAAACAGTAATTCATTTAGGGAATTAATTGTTATATATAAAATATAAAAAATCTGTATTTATATTATAAATGGCTACACAATTAAATACAACCAATCATGATGCACTCAATACTGAAATGACTAATTTATTTAAGTCAGGTTCATGCTGTGGAGTAAAAATATCTATTTATACTGATTCAGCAGCTAGTACTCTTGCCACAGATTCTAATGGTAACGTTGAAAATAGAAAAATTAGTCAAATATTAAAAACTGCCGCATATACACATCCCACAACCAATCAACAAATTAAAGCTAATGTAAAAATTATGTTTTCTGATGGAACCTCTTTAACTAGTATTGATGATGTTGATACCTATTATTATGTTTTAAGTGGTGAAACATTTACTCATCGCAGCTTCTAATTAATAATATTTTGATTCACATAAAATATTATTATGCTTTTTTAGCAATTCTATATTTATTATTTTGCTTTACCAATTTTCCAATTAATAATAATTCTCCATTACCTTCTTTCGCTTGTTCATAACTTTCAAAATCATATACTTCTTGTGTATTTTCATTTAATGCATAAATAACATTATTTACTGTTATTTTGATGGGTTCCCAATTAATTACTTTAGCATCATCGTCTTGATTAATTAAATCATCTTTCAAATTAGGATAAGATGAAAAATTATTTGTTTCTACTTTACCGAAACCATAACATACTAAGTTTTCTTCTTTATTATTGCTTTTATATAACTCACAATCAATTGCTGATTCTTTAATAGATGTTAATAATTGTTCATTAATTTTTTGTTTAATATTTGCTATTTCAAATAAACTTTCATCTGTTGAAAATGGTGTATTTTTATCTAATTTACTAACATCACGAATAATCAACTCAATATTATTTTTATCTTTCTTTTGTTCTTCACTTAATGTGCTCATATACAAAAACACTTTTACATTTCTTTTCTCTACAGGTAATTCACTATGACTGCAAATTCTTCTTGCTCTTCCTATTACTTGTTCTAAACGAACATTATGCCAATAAGGTTCTATTATATGCACAAATCTAGTATTCTTTAAATTAATACCCTCTGCACCAGATGCTGTAATCATCATTACTTTTATAATTTCTCCATTATTATTGTTTGGAGCTATCTTTTTTAACTTTTCAGCTATTTCCAATGGTATATAATCCCAATTTCCGTTATAAATATTACGAATTAATTCTTTTTCCTCAGCTGTTTCTGTTCCTGTATATAACACAAATTTGGGTTTATTATCGTATTCATCTTCTTCATAAACAAATGTGTTTCCATTCTTTTTTAATTTAAATTCACTGAAACCGTTTGCTAATAAAACTAATCTCATTACACCTACACCATAAACTGTTCTAAAATGACTATAAATTAAATGTAAGCCATCATTATCACCCGATTCTACATTTTCTAAGATTCTTAAAAACTTAGGACTTGATATTGCGAGACTTTCTTTTGTCAAAAACTCTTTTTCTCCATTATTTTCTTTATTAATTAATTGTAATGCTTTCTTTACAAATTCAGGATTATTAAATTTTTGTTCAAATACATCTTCGTCCATATCATCATCTTCAGTTTCATCTTTTACTATATCTTTAATTTCTCTTGGGAAAACATAATTACAATATGCACGAGAGAATACACGATATTGACTTGCTACACCAAATACATTCTGACCATCGTCATTCTTTCGTTTCATCTTTTTAGCTTTATTCATTTTTGCTGTTTTATCTGCCTCCAACTTTCTCATCTTTTCATATACTTCAAATTGATAATCAGAGAATGGAGTTTTTTCTATAAAATATGTATCTCCCTCATCTGTTTTTATTAAACTGGGTAATAAATCTTCTTGAGCACTTCTAAAATAAGAGGTTAACCCTAATATTCTTCTTTTAAATGCATTTATATTTTTTAATTGTGCTGTTTCTACATTTACAAAATCACTTACAAAATCATCTAATTTATCAGGTAAAGCTGTATAATTATTTTCTAAAATATTTTCATCAACTATATTGAATTTTTCTTTTTTCAAAACATTAACTATATTATTTAAAAATTGCTTATTTGTAATATTACCTGTATCATCTAATTTTAAACCATTATATCTTTCTAGTATTTCATTTGAACCACCTTTATATAAATTTTGTGTTGCAAATTCCATAGCATCTTCTTCATCGTCTATTAATTCTTTTTGGTATAATATTTCCTCTGCGATTTGATTATGTATATTTTTAGATGTTTTATTTTTCTTTTTCTTTCCACCTATATTCTTTCGTGTTTTTCCTTTTAATACTCCTCTCTTTTTAGTATTTACAAATCCAAATGGATTTCTAGTTATTTCTAGAGTTCCATTACTAAAATCTAAATAATCATATGTATTAATTTTCTTTTTATCTAATATTTGCATAATTGTATCTTTATTAATTTTTTCTTCTTTATTCCACTTTAATGGAATGGAATATGATACGATTGTCCCTCTTAATATATTATATAATACTGCAAGTTCATTGGGATAATTAATTAATGGTGTTCCTGATAACATAATTATTTTTGCATTTTCTGCAGTCATTAAATAACGATATAATTGATTAGAAATAGAACCCTTATCTCTTTCTGATAATTTATTTACTATTCTACTAACAAAATTATGTGCTTCGTCTATCAATACTACACAATTATCAAATGGATTTCTAGTTTTATTTCCAGTCATTAAATTTAATTTATTTTCATTTAAACCATTATAGTTTTCATGATAATATTTTGTTCTAATCATCTCATTTAATTGAGTATCAATATCTAATTGTTCTTTCGTAGTTAAATCGGTATAATTAGATTCTTTTTGAATATTTACTAACCAAGCACCTCTTTTACGCTCAATAAATTCTTGAGATAAATTTAACGCTCTTGATAGTATTGAAATATATTCAGGATTTCCATCAATAGATATAAATTCCCAGAACTGATTTTTCTTATATAAAGCATCACCGCATTTTTTCATTTCACTATAGAAATTCATTTTTAATGATGCTGGGGTCATTACAAAAACTCTTTTATTTGATTTCATTCCTTCGGCCATAGCTATTGATGTGCAAGTTTTTCCAGAACCTAATCCATGAAATATTAGCAACCCTCTGTATGGACTGTATAAATTTAAATAATCTCTTACTACCTTTTGATGTGTTAATAGATCAAACTCTGTTGAAACATTTGTTAAATCACAACTTACTACTTTATTTGAATCTTGCAGTTCTTTCTTAAATGGTAAAAAAAGATTATTTAATTTTTGTAAAAATATTTTTCTATTATGCAAATAATAGGTGGGAGCTTTCACTATTACCTTTTCTTTTTCTTCAGGCAATCGTAACTTAACATTTTCAACACCTATTTTTGCTTCTTCCATATTAACACTTTCTTCTTTTTCTTCTTTATTTAATTCGTTTGCAAAACGGCGAACATCTTCATAATTTTCTTCTAAATCTTCATTCTCATCTATAAATGGTTCTTCTTCTGATTCTTCTTTTGTTTCTTCTACAGATTCTTCTTTTGCTTCTTCTACAGATTCCTCTTTTGTTTCTTCTACTGATTCCTCTTTTGCTTCTTCTGCTGATTCCTCTTTTGCTTCTTCTGCTGATTCCTCTTTTGCTTCTTCTACTGATTCCTCTTTTGCTTCTTCTACTGATTCCTCTTTTGCTTCTTCTACTGATTCCTCTTTTGCTTCCTCTACAATTTCATCAACATCTGCAATTTCTTGAAAATTATCTTGAGGAATAACTATTTTACGGTTAGTAACAATTGGTTTTTTATCTTCCTTGTAATCTTTTTTATTGGGAATCAATAATTCATTACGAATCTTCAAATTATTTTTTAATTTTTCTAATATTTGTTGTCTGCTAATATTATTATTATTTCTTTTATCTATAAATTTGACAGTTTGTCCTGAAATTTCTTGTGCTTCTCCTTTATTTATCTTTATTTCTATACCCTTATTTTGATTTGGAACGGGTCGTGTTGCTAATACTACTAAAGGTTGAAATGATGACTCCATAAAATATATATTATATATTTATATATTTAATCTATTTCTTAAAAAATTGAATTATTTACAACCATTTTATAATATTAAACAAAATGATAGTTCTAACACTAGATAATATAACCTCAGGCGAAATTATAAAAAGACCATCAGCAACTTGTAAGACACCTTATGTTGCAGATGTTTTATTACAAGATAATGTCACTACACTGGGTCATACTCCCGCACTAGGATGCTGTGGTTTATCAGATAAAGGTAGTCAAGTAATTTTATCAAAAATAAATAATAATAAAACAAAATGTAGTCATAAAGTTGAAATTGCAAAATATATAGAAAATGATAAAGTCATCTATATTGGAATAAATCCAAAACTTGCAGAAAATATTGCAGAATCTTGTTTAAAAAATAATTGTTTGTCTTTCTTGCAAAATTGCGCTTCTTTTAGAAGAGAAGTAACATATTTAAACTCTAGATTTGATTTTTCAGGAATAGACTCAGATGGTAAAACATTTTATATGGAAATAAAAAATGTTCCATTAGCAGATTATGTTGATTGTGTAAAAAAAGAAAGAAAAAATCATATTGAATATATTAATAATTGTGATATTAATGATAAAATTTCTTATTTTCCTGATGGATATCGTAAAAATAAAGACCAAGTTGTTAGTCCAAGAGCATTAAAACATATTGAAGAATTAGAACAAATAGCATTAACTACAGAATATAGAGCCATTTTATGCTTTGTTATACAAAGAAATGATGTAAAACAGTTTCAACCTTCTAATTTAGATTTAACATATAAACAGGCTGTTCAAAAAGCTTACTTAAATGGAGTAGAAATTAGAACAATACAAGTAGAATGGAACAATAAAGGAGAAGCAATGTTTATATATAAACCTTTACCCATCATATTATTTGATACTCATGGTCCTTTTCAGACATAAACAATTTTGGGCTTACAAAAATAACAAAAATAATAACTCCATTTTTTTTTTCTTTTTTCCACTAAGGGTATTTCCAATACAGATAACATTCTATTTTCATCTTTGCTCCATTTCATTTTTAAAAAAATATTATATTTTATTTAAAATCAATTTTCCAATGGAAGTAGAAAATGTGTTTCTTCTAAATAATTAAAAACATACCATACAAAATTATTAATATGAACATAAGAATTATACATAAATGATGTTAAATCACTCATATATTAAAAAATTGATTTTTTTTTTAGGTAATTTAAATGTTATAAACATGAGCGTTTCTATTTTAAATAATTCTGATTTTGAAAACTTAGTCAAAGGTGGTACTATAAGTATTCACACCAATCTAGATGATACTTTACATGGTAATATGCTTGAAGATTTACATAAAGACAAAAACTATTCATTTAAAGATTTTAAAAGACTAGAACAAAAATACTTTCGAGATAGTGAAATGTTTACTCCGCTAATTGGAAAAGAAGTTATTGTTCATTATCCAGATTCTTCATCTTGGTGCACATATTATCATTTACAAGTTGTTAAAATAAATAGAGTAGAAAATATTAATCCAGAAACATCAAATGTTGAAGGATTTAATATAATTTTAGAAACATTAAAAGGTCTTCCAGATGAACATCCATATAAATATTATCATGAACCTTCTCAGCGTTATCTTGATGAACATAGAAAAAACGGAACACCCTGGAAAATATTTATTTCACCAGAATTACATGAACAATTAAAAAATTAATAAACCAAAAATAATAATCAAAATTATATTAATTAAATGTATTTAATTTTTGTATAGCTTCTTCACAGGCAATTTGTTCAGCCTTTTTTTTAATTTTATGTATTCCTTCACCTAAAAATACAAGCATCTTACCATTTTCACACATATATTGATGAATGTCTTCATATGTTTTAAACTTATCAATATGTAATGAATCATGATGTTTCAAATTATGAATAGGCTGTCCTAAACATAAATAAACACCCATTTTATAACCAAATTCAGGGTCATGCACATCCATTTCCAAATAATCAGGTGTAACCTTAAATTCCTTTTGAATTTTTACTTGTAAAATATTTTTATAATTATCATCATTTTTAATTAAACTCATCCAATCAACATGCTTTTCAAATACTTTTTCTAGAAAAACATGGACCATTTGAAATCCTGGACCTGTAATAAATAAGTTATCAAACCATTTATCATCGTCATGGACATTTATTTTATTAAAATCTAAAAACATTGCACCTATAAAAGATTCAAATAAACAGCCTAGTTTCTTAAGATTAGTTCTTATTTGTTTGCTTTCTGCATGTTTAGATAAAATAATCCAATTATGTAATCCCATTTCATATGCAATTCTTCCAATGGATTCATTCTTAACTAATGCTATTTTTTTTTCAGTCATAAAACCTTCATCCGCTTTAGGAAATCTACGATATAATTCATATTTGGTTATACATTCTAAAATACCGTCACCTACAAATTCTAATCTTTCATTAGATTTTGTGTATAAAGGCAAACAATCGTCAGGTTTAGGCATAATAACAATATTATTTTCTTTATTTTCTTCATCGGGTCTTTTTGTATATGAACGATGAATAAAAGCTCTTTTATATAATTCATAATTGAAAATAGGAACATCTACTCCATATTTTTTAAGAATATCTCTAATATCTTGGTCATTAATTTGTTTATTTAGGGGATTATATGGATCAAAATAATAAGTTTCAATTCCAGATTCATCGCGTTCTACTCTTAAGTCTTCTTCCATTACTGATATTATACCTCTTAATATTTATTTAGTTTTAATCAATTTTTTAGAAATAAAAATATATTTAGTAATTATATATAATGGTATTAAGTAGTACTAAAAAAACAGCATCTATTAGCTCAATCGTCAACCAAAATCAAGGAGGTGGAAACAAAAAGGCTGGATTACCTAAGCATCTTCGTGACTCATGGACATCTATTGCTCTTCACGGACGCAGTAACTACGGAACTGCAATCACAATGCCTTTAGTTTCTACTACAAGTATTTCCAAGCCTGTAGGTTCAACTAAGGGTGGTGTATATTTCCGCGTAGTTTAAATACTTAGCAATAAAACAATATAATAAATTCTATTATATTATTTATTATGAAAATTATTATTGATATTCGAGAACAAGGTTTATATGATCAATGTTGGTCAATATTGTGTTCTCAATCTACTCCTACAACTATTCAATTGGAGAAAGATACATTAGAATTAGGTGACATTGTTGTAAAAACAGATGATGATATTAATGTTTTATTAATAGAAAGGAAAACTTTTAGTGATTTAATATCTTCAATTAAAGACGGCCGTTATGAAGAACAATCCTTTAGATTATTAAACGGAACAAATTATCCACCTCATTCTATTTTTTACTTATTAGAGGGTCGTTATAGCGATATAAAAAATCCTGTTGAAAAAAAAACTGTTTTTTCTGCTATGACTTCATTGCAATTTTTTAAAGGGTTTTCTATACAAAGAACTAGCACTATACGAGAAACAGCAGAATGGATTTTGTATATTTCAGAAAAAATAGAAAGAGATTTTTCAAAAGGAAAAGTTCCTTATTATTTAACAAAACCGTTTCAAAAAATTTTTAAAAAGAAGGAAGAAGAACCAGAAAACGAAAATAATAATGATAATGATAACGAAGTAAAAGAAATTACTAATGAAATTGATTATGTGAATGTAATTAAAAAATGTAAAAAAGATAATATAACTACTAGTAACTTTGGTCAAATCATTTTAAGTCAAATACCAGGCATTAGCTCTACAACAGCAATCGCTATTATGAATGGTTTTAGTGACTTTTCATCTTTTTACGAAGAATTAAAAAATAATCCGGATTTATTACAAAATATACAATATGAAAGTAAAGGGAAAAGTAGAAAGTTGAATAAAACATGTGTTGAGAATATCAATAAATTTTTGTTGAATAATTAAATATATACAAATAGGACAAACTAATACTTTACTATATTTTATATATAGTTATTATATAAGAATGAATTATGTATTCATGTCTGTAAAAATTGTTGGAATTATATTTGCTGTTTTATTTTTCTCTTTATTTGGAATAATAAACGCAAAAATACTCGATTATTTATTTCTTGATAGTATAAAGAATAATGATGATGATAGTATTATTCAAAATATATTTAATATTTTAAAGTTAACTATTTTTGTTTCTATTCTATGTTACTTTGGACGAAATATAATAGAGCGAATCCCCTTTATATTTGAAAATATTGAAGGGTTTAAGTTCGACCGCCTTAAAGAAGTTAAGGGAGGTTCTCTATTACTTTTCTTTTCAATTATATTTTCATCAGCCTATCACACAACCATTACAAATATTAAAGATAATAAAAAGACAACCGAATAAAAAAATATATAATGATATATTAAATTTATGGAAGACCCACCAGAACTTACTATTGAAAAACTATTTACACAACCTATACAAAAACCTTTTTCTTACGATTTAAAGCTTGGTCAAAATGAAGAACAAACACAAGAAAATGCATTTGAACATGTAAAGAAAATCTTTGTAAATGGACTTATATATACAACTGAAGGTAAATCTCTAGAAACTGCAGATGGAAAAACAATCCTAATTGATAAGATTACAAAAAAAGAAATAGAATATGTAAAAAAATATATGTTAAGTTTGGGTGTTGAAGTTATTTATAAAGAATATAATCTAGAAGATAAAGATTATTATATACGCGGACTTCTTTATGAAATTGAAAAAAAAGATTTTATACAAGCTACTGTAACTATGGATTGGAAAACACAATTAATTCAAACAGTTAATATTAAGATTGATCAAAGTAATTACGAACAATTGATGACCATTGTAAAAAAACATCCAGAAGCAAATTATTTTTTAAATCTTTATAAACCTATTCAGATAAAAGATTTTGTTATAAAATATGTAAAAGAAGGTGTTCCGAATATTATGAATATTATTTATTTTAAACCAGCTAGTATATCTGACTATCACTATCAGCATAAATATTATGATAATTTAGTAAAACATGTTCGTTAATAGGAATCGTAACCATCTTTAAAATAAGGATTTTCTTGATAATATTCATCTTCTATTGAACATATGCTTGATACAATTGATTGACAATCACTACTATCATCTTCACTTTCTTCCAGATCATTTATTTTATGTTCATCAATAAAATCTGTATATAAATTTTCTATTTCTTTATCTTTTTCAATAAATATATTACTATTTTTATTATCAAAACCTTGTCCTCTTTCTAAATTATAAATAACGGTTGCACAATTCAAACAGTAACCATAGAATACATTATTTTTCATACCATATGTAATACAATTAAAACAATCGTTTGGTCCTGTGCTAGGAATATGACACATTGCCCATTTTGGTGAGAATGTTAAATGATATTTAATATTATTATAAGTATAAAAATCCATCTTTTTTGTCTATTCATATTTTATTTTTAAGATCAATTTTTCATATTACTAAAATATATTAATTGCTAATATATTTTAAAATATAGTTGTTTATAGGAAGTCTCTAGGAGGTCCTTGAGGGTGTTCAATTTCTTTATGATGAACTACCTTAGGGTCAAATAATGTGGGTTTAGTAATTTCTCTTTTCTCATACTTTCCTGAATCTATCATTTGTTGAGTATAAGTAATACCAGCCCAATTCGTATCCATAGGATTATCACTAATCTTTTTATTTCCTGTCATGTGATGAACTGCATCTAATTCTGTAAATTTACCAATATCTAAACCAATAGGGTCCCAACTAGGATACATATCAGTATTATAAGGAGGGTTATCTCTTGTTGCATCTAACATAGGTGTTACTTTACTCATATCAATACTATCTGTTGGTAATCCTCCTTCTGTATCAAATGGATTTTTACGAACTCTATATACATTTTTATTTTGAGCAGTTACCTCTTGTTGTAAAAATAAAACAGGACAGTTTATACCCTTACTTCTTTGTAACTCCAAATAATTAATATATTCATCTAAATTGTAAAATGGTAAAGGATTTTTCTTATCTAATGGTTTTTTTGTATTATATAACAATAAAACATTATTTTCTTTTACTAGAAGATCAGGACAATCCTGCGTTTCCATATTTTCTTTGGTTAAAAATGTTTCATGAAACATTGTCGCATATAAACCCATTAAAAATACAATAATTAGAAATATTAAAAATAAAGATCGTATTTTAGACATTTTATATATTATTACAGGATATTAAATTTAACAAAATGATAATCTATATTAAATATATATGCCTATCAAAAGTAAAAAACAAAGTAAAAAACAAAGTAAAAAACCAAAATTAAATTCTAAAACTGCTAAAAATAAGCATAAGAAAAATAAAAAAATACTTACTAAGAAAAGAAGAATCAATTTAGAGAAAAAAATAAACAAAAAGGCACATAAAAATATTTTAGATGAAATAAAGAAACCTAAAGTTGTCATTGTGATGTTTTTTGCTGAATGGTGTCCTCATTGTCATAATGTTAGACCTCACTGGAATGAAATGAAAGAAGAAATAATGCTTGAATACCCTGAGGAATTTGAAATCGCTGAATATGAAGATATAAATAAAGAAAATGGTATTCAAGAATTAAAAAATAAATATTTAGATAAACAAGAACAATTATTTATACAAGGGTATCCTACTATTGGTGGAATTAAAAATGGTAAATATATTGAATTTAATGGTGGTAGAACGAAAGAAGGATTACTTGAATTCGCACATAAATTAAAAACAAACTATTTCTCTAGTTAATTTTTTATTTTTTAGAATAAATTAACTGCTTATTAATATAGTGAAAAATTGATTATGATGATAAAGAAAAGGAAAACATATAAACACTACTTTTCTTATATTTAATAATGAAGAAGACTACTACTAAAAGAAAACCTGTTGTAACTAAAAGCTTCAGATTGTTTGATTTTCATACTTACGATGGTGATATTACTGAAAAAGATAGCGACGACAGTTCTAGTGATGTGAATAGCGAATCTAGTAATGATTATAATTCATATTTTATCATACAAATGTTTGGTATTAATGAAAATGGCGACACATGCTGTTTATATGTAAAAGATTATTTACCCTTCTTCTTTATAAAAGTTTCCGATAATTGGACTAATCATACTGTCAAAAAGTTTATGTTACATTTAAAAAATAAAACATCCTTAGACTTTAAAGACCCTCGTTATTTAAGTAAGAGAGTATATGAAAGTATTACATCATGTGAAATTGTCGAGCGTGAAAAATTATATGGATTTTCTGGAAAGAAACTTCATAAATTTGTAAAAATATCTTTTACTAATTTTCAATCCATGAAAAAAATGAAAAATTTATGGTATAAATATGAACATAATTTCAAAGGCGAATTTGTAAGAAAAGTTCTAATTAAATATGAATTTGAAAAAACAAACTTGGAGTTATATGAATCTAATCTTCTACCCTTACTTCGTGCTTTTCATGTTTATAGTATTAGCCCATCTGGTTGGGTATCATTTAAATTAAATTCTACGAAAAAACCTAATATTAAAAATACTACATGCACATATGAATATATTATTTCTATAAATAATATTCATCCAGAAAATACTAAGGAAAGCATTGTTCCTTATAAAATATGTAGTTATGATATTGAGGCAAGTAGTAGTCATGGTGATTTTCCTGTTCCAAAAAAAGATTATAAACGACTTGCAACAAATATTGTTGATATTTTCCTACCCAAGATAGGTATTCCTTGCACTATAAAACAACTAAATAAATACTTAGAAGTTGCATTATTATCCGCTTTTGGATTTGGAAAGACAAAAGATGTTGATCTTGTGTATCCAAAGAGAATAGTGAATATTGACGACATTAAAGAACGCATTTCTATTGTTATTAATCATGCTTTTAACAAGGCAAAAACAATGAATACTACCGAAGATAGTGGAGAAATTATTAAAATAAATGAATTGATTGAACAAATTAATCAATTTCAAAAAAATACATTCAGCATTAAACATGATGACGATGATGAAGAAGGTGAAGATAATTCCTGTGAAATTATTGAAGAGCCACGATTTAAATATCAAAAAAAAATTAAAGTAAATCAAAAAGATACTTTAATACAAATCTTACTATCTGAATCTTTAAAAAGAGATGAAAAAATACAATTAACAAATGAAATTCTTACAAGATTATTTCCTCCACTAGAAGGAGATAAAGTAACTTTCATTGGTTCAACATTTTTGAATTATGGTAAAAAAGAGCCTTACTTAAATCATTGTGCTGTATTAGGTTCTTGTGATGAAATCCAAGGTTGTGAAATAGAATGTTGTGATTCAGAACAAGATTTACTATTAACTTGGACTAATTTAATTCAGCGTGAAGACCCTGATATTATTATTGGTTATAACATATTTGGTTTTGATTATAGTTTTATGTTTAATAGAGCTGATGAATTAAACTGCTTAGAACCATTTCTTCAACTTTCAAGAGTAAAAGACGAAGTTGCTGCAAATGAAGTTAATCATAGATATGAAATGGAAAAAACCATGCTTAAAATTGCCAGTGGAGAATATGACTTACAATATTATAAAATGAAGGGGCGTATTCAAATTGATATGTATGCATATTTCAGACGAGATTTTAATTTCTCATCTTATAAATTAGATGATGTTGCAGGCCAGCTTATTTCTGATAGTATAAAACATATAGAAACAATAGACCATCCAACATACGGAAAATGCACAGAATTGTATAGTAAAAATCTTATGGGATTGCATGCAGGAGATTTTATACATATTGAATTAAGTGGATTTACAAGTGACTATTATGCTAATGGAAAAAAATTCAAGGTGATTGATATTATTGAAAATAAAGAAATTACAATTAAAGACAAAACTCAAGAATTCAATGTCTTGATTATTCAAGATGAAATAAAAATTGAGAATAATAAAAGCATAAAATGGACAATGGCAAAAGATGATGTAACTCCTCAAGATATTTTTAGACTTACAAATGGTTCATCCACTGATAGAGCTATTGTAGCTAAATACTGTATTCAAGATTGTAACCTTGTTCATCATTTGATGAATAAAATAGATGTTATTACAGGGTTTATTGAGATGTCAAGTATTTGTAGTGTTCCAATTAGTTTCTTAATTTTTAGAGGACAAGGGATTAAATTAACTAGTTATGTAGCGAAAAAATGTAGAGAAAAAAATACACTCATGCCTGATATGGACAAATCAAATGATAAAGATGGGTATGAAGGTGCCATTGTATTACCTCCAAAATGCTCAATGTATATGGACAATCCTGTGGCTTGTGTTGATTATTCTTCTCTATATCCGTCTTCTATGATTAGTCAAAACTATAGTCATGATAGTAAAGTTTGGACAAAAGAATATGATTTAAATGGCAATATTATTAAAGAAACTGGAGAGAAAGATGAAAATGGTAAATATATATATGATAATTTACCCGATTACCAATATATTGACATTGAATTTGATACATACAAATATGTTAGAAAAACAGAAACATCTAGAGAAGAAAAGGTAATTAGTGGTAAAAAGATATGCAGATGGGCACAACTACCAAACAATCAAAAATCTATTATGCCTTCTATTTTAACTGAATTGTTAAAAGCAAGAAAGGATACGCGTAAGTTAATCAAAACAGAAAAAGATCCATTTATGCAAAATATTCTAGACAAAAGACAATTAGGATATAAAGTAACTGCAAATTCTCTTTATGGTCAATGTGGTTCTAAAACATCTACATTTTATGAAAAAGATGTTGCTGCATCTACTACTGCAACTGGAAGAATGATGATTATTTATGCGAAAAAAATGCTTGAAAATATTTATGGTAATCTAATTTGTCAAACAAAAGATTATGGAGAAGTTAGAACCCGTGCTGAATATGTTTATGGTGATACAGATAGTGTATTCTTTACCTTTAATTTAGAGGACCCATATACAGGTGAAAGAATTAAAGGATATGATGCATTAGCCATTACTATTGAATTAGCACAACAAGCTGCAGACTTGTGTAGTATGTGGTTAAAAGCACCCATGTATCTTGAATATGAAAAAACATTAATGCCTTTTATATTATTATCTAAAAAACGATATGTGGGTATGCTTTATGAAGAAGACCCGAAGAAAGGATATCTTAAGTATATGGGATTGTCATTAAAAAGAAGAGATTCTTGTGATTATTTGAAAGATATTTATGGTGGAATATTGAATATTCTTATGAAAGAAAATAATCTAGCTAAATCTATTGAGTTTTTAAATAACTCATTAAACGATTTAATTAGTGGTAAGGTATCGATGGATAAATTAGCTATTACAAAAGCGTTAAGAAGTGATTATAAAAATCCAAATCAAATAGGACATAAAGTATTAGCTGATAGAATAGGAGAAAGAGAACCAGGAAATAAACCTAAACCTGGTGACAGAATTAAATTTGTATTTATTTGTAATGACGATAAAAAATCATTAATGGGTGATAGAATAGAAACTCCTGAATTTATTATAAATAATAAAATAAAGATCGATTATAATCATTATATTACAAATCAGTTAATGAAACCATTACAACAATTATATGGTTTAGCATTACATCATATTTATGAATTAGAAAATCAAAGAGCATCATTAAATAATTATAATCAAGAAATCATAAAAATGAAAAATGCCTATCAAGACCTTGAAGAATACAACAAAAAGAAGGAGAAATTTTGTTCTACAAAAGTAAAGGTATTATTGTTTGATAAGTTTCTACAAAAGATTTATAATGAAAAACATAATATTCAAACGATTACTCAATTCTTTGTAAAGAAATAATTAAAAAATAATAAATTAATTCTATTATTTTTTTATGGTGAGGAATTAAATTGAACATTGTTAAAAGTTAAATTATTAGAAGTATCAAAAAATTCATGATATATTAGAGGCACACTTAATGAATAACTTAATGTTGGATTTACATTATTATTTGAAATATCATTTACTAAGTTTTCTAATATTTCATTAATACCGTTTGATACATCTTGTGCTAAATTATCATTTAAATATGTATTAAACAAGGGAGTGTCTGTATTTGTAGAGTTCTCATTACTACTATTTGATGATTCTGAATTTGTAGGTGATGATTGATTACTATTATTTAATATTTCTGTATCTTCATTTAAAGATTGTGAAGACGACTGACGAGAACTTCTAAAACTATCTATTGAATCTCTTAATGTTTCTGGGACATAATCACGAATATCAAAACGACATACTGGACAACGAACATTTTCATTAAACCAACTCATCAATGGTGTTTTTTTAAATGTATGCTTACAATGTAATATTTCACACAATTCATCTCCTTCTTCAAAATCATCCATAGTAATATAACATCTTGTATTAAATATTTCTACATCAGAATGATATACAAATGTTCTTGTTGCATTCTCTATTTGGTTATTGGAAGGACGAACTATTACATTTCTTAATTCGGGTCCTAACCCACCAAAAAAATGTCTTGCGTCAAGTGGAGAATTTAATCTTGGATTAATTAATGTTGGTAATGATCTACGATAATTACGAGATATATCACTTATACCAAACAATGAATTATTCCTGAAAAATGTGTTTGCGTTATTTTCAAATGGACGATTGTTTCTTACATTGTTAAAAGAAGGAGTGCTTCTATAACTTTCATTTATTGGTTGAACATTTGTACTAGTAAAAGGATTACTAGGTCGTTGTCTTTGTAATCTACGATTTAGCTCTTCTCGTCTTCTTGTTTGTTCATTTCTAAGTATATCAATTAAACTAAACATATTTAAATTAAAGAAAGACATTGTTTCTTGGTGTATTCTCATAACTGATAAATAATCACTCAGAATGTTATTTGTATAATTTAAAATTAAGTCGTCCTCATTTTCATGAGTATTATTTGATTGGCTTCTTCTATTTATTCTTTCCATATCAGATTCCAACTGTTGTCTAAGTGCGCGAAAAATTGATTCAATATTATCCATTTTATTAATTAATATAAAGAGATATTTAAATTATTAATAATGGAACTAAAAAAATATCAAAGATTAGGATATATTGGCCTTGAAAACTTAGGAAATACATGTTTCCTTAATTCGTGTCTTCAAGTATTAAGTAATACATACGAACTAAACCACCTATTAGATAATGTAAAAGTTAATATAAATGAAAATAATAAAAATGATAATCTTATGTTTAAAGAATGGATGGATCTTAAAAGCACCATGTGGAGTGGTAATGGCACTGTTTCGCCCAAAAGATTTGTATTAAAATTGAAAGAATTAGCTGTTTTAAAGAAAAAAGACTTATTTACTGGGCACTCTCAAAATGACTTGCCTGAGTTTCTTTTATTCTTTATGGATTGTATTCATAATTCTATATCCAGAAAGGTGGTTATGAACATAAACGGAAATACAGAAAATAATACCGATAAACTTGCTGTTGTATGTTACAAAATGTTAAAAGACATTTATAGTAAAGAATATTCTGAAATAATGGATATGTTTTATGGTATTTATGTTTCGGAAATCAAATCAATAGAAACAAAAAGACAAGAGAGTCTTACTCCACAGAGTTATTTTATATTAGATTTACCTATATTTGTAGATGGAGAAAAACAAATGGTTGCTTCTAATTTGTATGGTTGTCTTGATTTATTTACGCAACCTGAATATTTAACAGGAGAAAACTCTTGGTTTAACGAGAGAACAGGTAAGAAAGAAGATATTCAAAAAAGAATGATATTTTGGAATTTTCCCAATATTCTTATTATTACATTAAATAGATTTAGTATTGATGGCTTACGAAGAATTAATAAACATGTTGATTTTCCTATTGATAATTTAGACCTTACAAACTATGTTCATGGTTATAATAAAGAATCCTTTGTTTATGATTTATACGGAGTTTGTAACCATATGGGGAGTCTTCAAGGCGGACATTATACTGCATTTGTTAGGAATTACGCTAATCAATGGATTCATTATGATGATGAAACAAATCAAAAAGTAAAAGATTTATCAACATTAGTCAGCCCTAGTGCTTATTGTTTGTTTTATCGTAAAAAAAATACCTAATTATAATATAAAATGGATAACGAAAATAATAACTCTGCCGGAGATTTAGAAAATAATACTGAGAATAATAGTCAAGATAACAATGTAAATGTTGAAGATAATAATGTTGATACTTCAGGTCAAGATTTTCAAAATATGTTAGATTCTGTTTTTAATCAAAACAATTTAATTATTGTTGGTTGGTTCGTTGGTGTATATCTTGTGGTATATTTAGGACTCGGAATTTTTTATAAGAAAAAAGGCGAAGAATCTTCTTTTAAAAAAAATGCAAAGAAAATCGTTGATTTCTTATTTGTTATTTTACTCGTTTTTATGTTAATTACCTTTTTTTATTTACTTTCCAAAGATGAACAAAACCAATATACAGAAGACATTTATAATACTATCATTTCTTATCTTGATAATCCTTATTCTTTACTTCCTATTATTGCTATATTAATTGCATTTTATGTTGTTATTTATTTATTTAGAATACCTCTTGATGAAAATAAACCTTTCTCTGTTTCTTTCATTGAAGGATTACTTTGGGTTACTTTAGTCATAATTGTACTTGTGCAATTTTTTAAACAAGTTTTCAATTTATCATTGCTTGATTTTGTAAATGAAATGCAAGAAACTAAACAAGAACTTGAAGAAACCAGTGAAGATAATACTACTGAGACCCCAGTTACATCTGAAAATGAAGTTTTTCATGTTGGAAATAATAAATATACATATGATGATGCTAAAGCCATTTGTAAATCGTATAATGCCGAATTAGCTACTTATCAACAAGTAGAGAATTCTTATAAAAACGGAGGTGAATGGTGTGGTTATGGTTGGTCTCAAGACCAAATGGCTTTATTTCCTACACAACAATCTACTTACGATAAATTAAAAGAAAACGGTCCTGAAGTTCAACATAATTGCGGAAGACCTGGAGTTAATGGAGGATACATTACTAATCCATATATTAAATTTGGTGTCAATTGTTTTGGAAAAAAACCAAATGCAACAAGTAGTGATATGGCCAGAATGACCGCTACTGAAGATGCTTTACCTCAAACTGCCGAACAAAGAGAACTTCAAGCTAAAATAAATTATTGGAAACAAAATGCTAGCAACTTATTACAAATTTCCTCTTTCAATAAACAAAAATGGAGCAGAAACGATAGTTAATTCATAAATATTTACACTTATATTTATGAATTCATTCTTTTTTCTATCTTTTTCAACATATCATCTTTATAAACAAAATTACCCGTCGGGGTGTACTCATCTATTGGTGTATATTCCTTTTTATTTTTATTATTTTCCAAAGGCTGATTTCTATCATTCAATAGCTTACTTGTTGGATCTTGTTCATTCTTTTCATCTAATTCCTCTTGATTCAATATATTACCTTTTTCATCTACCACTATACCCGTCTTCCTTTTTATTTCATTACGAACATAACTTGGCACATGATTCTTCCATGTTATAAACAATGTATTTGGATGCATATATTTCACTTCAAACCCATTTTCCTCTAATTTTACAACCAAAAATCCGATACAATCTCCTTGATTATATTGAGGTTCTCCAAATAAATATTCTGGAACTTGATAAAAAATAAATTTTTCTCTCTTATTTCTTCCCGTATGTTGAATCCTTTTATGAATTCTATTTAAAATTTTATTAAATATAGATAACTGTTTCAAATCTTTTTGTTGATTCTTTTCAAATAATTCATCTATATTTACATTTTGAACTTTATCATTCTCATCACTAAATAATATATTTGACATAATTAATATGATACTAGAAAAAACATAAAAAAATACTACTTATTTTTTTATGGAAAATACAGAAAATAATATTATTGAGCATATTGTCATCTCTGGTGGAGGAATTATTTTATTTCCTTTTTACGGCTATATTCGTGATTCTGCTAAAAAAGGTTTATGGGACCTTAAAAATATAAAATCTATTTATGGAACTTCTGCAGGCTCCTTACTTGCTACTATTATTTTACTCAACATGGAATGGGATGTTATTGATGATTATATTATTAATCGTCCTTGGAAACATATTTTTCAGATCCAAATTGAAGAATTTTTTTCTATACTTGACAAAAAAGGATTAAAAGATATTGACTTTATGAAGAAAATATTTCAACCTATGTTTGAATCTAAAAATATTCCATTAGATATTACCATGAAACAATTTTATGAATTAAACAATATTGAATTACATATTTTTGCTACTGAAGTTATGAAATTTGAATCTATAGATATCAATCACATTACTTACCCTGATTGGAAATTAATTGACGCTGTTTATGCATCATGCTGCATACCTATTATTTTTTCACCCTTATGTATTGATAATAAATATTATGCTGATGGAGGATTCCTAAATAATTTTCCTGTAAATACTTGCATACTTCAACAATCATGCGAACCTTCTAATATGCTTTTATTAGATATTGATGTTCAATCACCAGACCCTCAAAATGAATTCTCTTTTTTTGACTTTTTATTTACTCTCTTTGTTAATATCTTTAAAATTCTTTCTAATAGAAAAAATATTCCTATTTTTGAAAACACTATTCGTATTAATATGAATGAATCCTCTTTACAGAAAATTAATACTATTATTGAATCTGCAGAAACAAGGCGAGAACTTATTCAAGAAGGAGCTAAATTACTCGCTTAACATAATATTTACAAAACTCTCTAAAGCTGTTGATGTTATCTTTGAATCAAATTCTACTACTTGATTATCCTTCAATAATTTTACTGTTGGAAATGACTCTATGTTATATTGATTCATCATGGTTGCTACATTTGTATCATCTTCATCTGTGCAATCCACATTTACACATTTTACTTCATATCCATTTATTACTCTTCCTGAATTTTGACTCTCAAATGTATCCCATTCTGGTTTAGCTGTTTTACAATGAGGACACCATGATACATTAAAAAATAATACTTCCGCCTCTGTATTTCTTCTATTTGCATTTGCAACATCGCTAAAACGCTTCTTCTTTTCTTGCTCATTTCTTTGTCTTAAATATAATATACCTACCACTATTAAGATTATTGCTACAATTATTGAAATGATTATCGGTAAGTAAGGGCGAATATACTTTGAAACTACTGCTGATAAACTAGCCATATATATAACTCTAACAAATAAATTCTTTATTTTTATCGAATTCTTTTTTTTATCTATTTAATATAAATGGTTTCAAAGAAAAATAATACTAAAAAAAGCTCTTGTGTATATGATTCTAATGACTTTAATGATAAAAATGGTATGCTCACCGCTATTTGGGGACCTGGTATGTGGCACTTTCTACATACTATGAGTTTCAACTACCCTAATCAACCCTCTAAAATGCAAAAGAAACAATACAAAGACTTCATTCTTAGTTTGAAACATATTCTACCCTGCGGAAAATGTAGAGACAATTTAGCTACTAATTTTAAAAATATGCCTCTTAAAGCAAAGCATATGAAAAATAGAGAAAACTTTTCAAAATATATATATGACTTACATGAGCTTGTTAATAAGCAATTAGATAAAACTTCCGGTCTCACTTATGAAGTTGTTCGTGAAAGATATGAACATTTTAGAGCTAGATGTGTTTTTCCTAATAAAAATAAAACAAGAAAGAAAAGTGATAAAGGCTGTGTTGTTCCACTTTATGGAGAAAAAGCTAAATGCGTTTTGCATATTGTTCCTCAAGACAAAAAATGTAAAACATTACAAATTGATGAAAAATGTATTAAAAAAAAAATAGACATTTAATTCTTATCTATTTAGTAAAAAGAAATGTAACAAAATATATATAATCATATAATAAATAAATGAAGTCCGCTGAATATGAAAAAGAAAATGATCCAAAACTTATATTAGAACAACAAGAACCTGAACCTGAAGAACATAAGAAAAAAGCTATTCCTTTTTGGGCTGAAGACCCTAACATTATTTTACATCAAAAATACATTTTTGAATTCTTTCCTGTTGATTCCATGACATATGAACAAAAATTAAATGCTATTACTAGAACCGTTCTTGTTTTATCTGTCATTGGTCTCATTATTTCCAAGAGTCTCAGAACCCTTATTATCATTTTAATTACTCTTTTAGCCATTTATATATTACATTATTACCACGATAAAGACATGAAGAAATTAGAAAATAAAGAGAAATTTGAAAATATTAAAGAAGGATTTAGTAACCCTACATTAGAAGTTATTGAAAGCAAGAAGCAAACTATTCCTGAACAAGTATTTAGAGAACCTGATGCATCTAACCCTTTTGGTAATGTTATGATGTCTGACTATGATTATAACCCTGATAAACAACCCGCTCCCGCTTCTTATACCAAAACTACTGGTGATAAAATTTTAAAACAAGCTAAACAATCCGTTGTTGATGCTAATCCCGACCACCCTGATATTGCAGACAAACTATTTAGTGATTTAGGAAGTAATTTACAATTTGAACAATCCATGAGACAATTCACTTCCAATCCCAACACTACTATTCCTAACGACCAAGGAGCCTTTGCTGACTTTTGTTATGGAAGTATGATTTCATGTAAAGAAGGAAACAAATTTGCTTGTGCTAGAAATTTGTCTAGACACACCAACTATTAATTGATTTATTATTTAGGCTATTTAAATAATAACTCCTGGATTATAAATTCTCTCTTTATAGTATAATAAATGTCCGATTTAAAATTACATAAATTTCACCACACTGACCGTATTGGAACTGACCACACTGATTTAACACAACAAAATATTTCCAATACTAAGTTTGCTAATCACAATCTTACCAATTTTTTTAGCAGCAAATTATCTGACGACCATGTTCAATTTGCTATTCCTCAACCTTCATTAAATTTCTCTGGAGCTGCTCATGGTAATGGACTAAACGGAAACAACGCTGCTGATGAATCCGACTTACTTTTGAAAGTTGGTCAAAGACCTTTTGAGAAACTTCAATTGTTTCAACGCCCTTTCGCTACCGTTCCTTATTTAGGAAGAGGCAGTGTTGATCCTGGACTTGAAAGCCAATTACAACAAGGAGAACCTATTCACGAAAAGAAGAGCGTTTCCACGATTATGGAAAAATCATTCAATGATTACAGCTTGTTTGTCTTGGATGACGAAGCCAAGAGTAAAGCCACTGATGCTAGCTTAAAAGTTGAAGAAGCCGCTTTAGATGGATGGGTCCGCGGGGGCATGACCACTCGTGAAATGTCTGTTGAAGAGGCTATTCGCAAATCCAAGAAATAATTTAGCAAATATTATATCTATATATTTTATAATATTTGATAATATGAGTGATAAAAGCGTAGGTTCTAGAGACACAACTGGTAGTCAATTATGGGAACAATTTCAAAAGCAACTTGAAATAAAAAATTTAGAAAATAAAGAAGATATGGAAGATGGAGATAGAGAAAAATTAGAGGCACTTAAAAAAGAAATGGACACTCTTATTAATAGTAATAAAGATATTATAGATAAATTAAACGGAGAGAATTCAGATGAACTTGAAAGTGTTAAAAGCGAATTACGAAAATTTATTGATGATGATGAAAATATAGAAATAACAGATGAGGAAGATATTAACAAACTTCTTGCGGAATTAGGTATTTCACAAAAAGAAAAAGTAGAAGAAGAAGAAACAGTAGAAGAAGAAGAAACAGTAGAAAAAGCTGCACCAGGAGCAGTAGAAGCAGTAACAGCAACCGTTAGTGTTGATGAAATAAAAAAAAAATTAGAAACAGAAATGAATTATAAAAATGTTGATATTCAAATAGAAAATAATGAAATTAACGTAAAGGCAACACCTGTTCCACCGACAGGAGGAAAATCAAAAAAGAAGCAAATGAAACCTAAAAACAAATCCAATAAGAAAATGAAAAAGAAACAAACGAAAAAAGGAGGCAAACAAATTAAAAAGCGTAGTTTGAAACGCAAAATGAAAAAATAAAGTATAAATAAAATATTGCGTTAGTATATAGCATGAACCTTGCTGAACTTAAAGAGAAGTTGATGAATAAAATGAACGCAGGCAAAAAGGGAAAGAGAATGACCGCCACCAAGAAAAACAAATCCATGAAGAAGAAAGGAGGAAAGAAAAACAAATCCATGAAGAAACTTAAAAATAAGTCTTTAGTCAAAAAAGAAAAGAAATCCAAAAAATAAATTAATATTTACTTAACAATTATTTAAATATTAATTACAAACTCTTATATGTATCCAACTGATTTAACGATTCCTTCTAGTTTTACCAACAATCAATACAGACACTTTATCCGCAAACTATTTAACATGGATTTAACTACAGTAATAGAAGAAAACAATAAAATTCAAGAACACAATCAAGAAATATGGGACGAAGAAACTACCGACGAGATGTTATATGATAGTCATCAAGCTACAAACTTTATGGACTTTATTGAACAAGAAACCAAGAACAATTCACTTTTTGTATCTTTATATGAAAAAGCCGCCGCTAGAATGTTCTCAACCGATTTAGGAATAGGTTTAGCTGTTTTACTTTCTTACGATTATTTATATCATTTTCATCACTGCCTAATAGATTATTTTAATAATGCGAGAACCTTAAACGAAAGCAATCCACATTTTATTTCATTAAATAATTTATTAGAGTAATTAAAATATGTTTTTATATTATAAATGTCCTCAACTTCAAATAAAAATTATCCTGGAAACCATGATATGCAAGAAAAAATGAATGAGAGAATATGCGACCGCTTGACTTATATTCATTCTGCACCTGCTGAAGCCAGTGTAAATTATTTACCTGGTGATGGTTTATTACCTGCAAAACTTGCTAGAAACAAAATGTGCTCTAATTTCTGTGATGTTGAATCTAATCTTCTTGGAATAGGATCTACCAATTTAGTCAAACCTCAAGCTCCTGTAAATCCTCAATTTAAGAACTTACAAAGCTTGAATGTTATTGACAGAACACCTCTTTTTGTTCCTGCACCTTTTTCTGCTAAAACTCATCAGCGCCCTGCTCCACTAAACTAATTTTCACTTTTTGATGATTACATGTTTTATTATGTAATGATTTTCTGTTTTTAAAAGTATGTTGGTATCCTCCTTTTACTCTCTTTTTTATTTCATTTGGATTCACCGTAAGAATAATTTCCGTATTTTCTTCTTTTTCTGTTTCATCTTCTTTCACATCACTTTTCATACTTTTAAATAATTCTAGTATTGCTTCAAATCCAGGCATTTCCTTGTGTTCTTGTAACTCTTTATCTGTTTCTTCTATTTCTAATTTCATATATTTTTCCATTAACTTTATTTCTCCTTTTTCATCTAGTTCTAATGGTATTTCTATTTTAGCTAATAAATAATTTTTGGACATATAAATAAAATATATAAATCATTTTATGTATTTTAATGTATTTATAATTATTTTATGAACATATAATTCATTTTAATCATATTAAATTACTACTCTTCCTCTAATAAGATTGTTTTATATTTTTTTCTTGAGAAGAAGTTAGTATCAAATTAAAATGCTGGTTCGAGTTATCTCCCATAATATTATAACCAATATTGTGCAAAATAATTGTATCATCATATTTACCTGTACCAAAAGAGTAAAGTAATTCATGAATTGACTCATTATATAATGTTTCTTCTGTTAAATCAGGTGTGAATTTAGAAAAAATTGTTATTGGTGCTGCATACTCATCTAGTAGGTTAGCTGGTTGAATAACTATTATATCTTTGCCTAATAGTTTTGACAAAATCTTTATTTCATTACTTGTTCCATATTCATTTTCTTTTAATCCAATAATTTCGTCAAAAACTCTATATGTTAATCTTTGTAATTCATCAAGTTTATTACTGAATATGTTATCTTTTTCAGTGCAAGCATATTTTTTAATTGCTAATCGTGTATTTGAATTGTTTGTTTTGAAATAATTTCCAGAATCAATATCAACAACTTTTATTTCACCTATATTAAAATTATGCTTATTTCTTATTGTTTCCCATTTTTTAGCGTCTTTAGATATTATCAAAAAACCAATCAACACAGCATTAAACAAACAATCTCCGTCACCAAATATAAGTATTTCTTTTAAGAATGTTTGTTTTTTGTGTAAATTAAAAATTCTTGATATACCTGGAAATCCAATGCCATTATTCAATGTTTTTCTTCTATCAGCCAAACCAATATTATCTTTAGATGTAGCTTTAATTTCATTAAAAATATTTGTACATTTTTCATTTCTTTTACTTGAATCAGATTTTTCACTTGAATCAGATTTTTCACTTGAATCAGATTTTTCACTTGAATCAGATTTTTCACTTGAATCAGATTTTTTACTATAATACCCTGAACTTTTTGAACTTTCTGAACTTTTTGAACTTTCTGAACTTTTTGAACTTTCTGAACTTTTTGAACTTTCTGTAAAATCTTGTTCTGAGTCGCTTGTTTCGGGCCGTTCATTGCCAAGATGTTCATATTTTTTTCTAAACTCTTCCATGCGTTTTAATTCTTCATAAGTTATTGTAATTTCTTTTTGAGAATGGTTTTCGTTAATAGATACACCTTTAAAAGATTCTGTTTTATTAGAATCTGTTTTATTGGTAACTGGATTATATGGGATTATTAATGGAACTTCGTCATTTGAATCTAATTTTTTTTCTATGAACTTGCGTAATTCTCGTTTTCGTTCTCTTGGTATTACACGAATAACTGCGTCATAATGAGTTGCTGAAGATGTTGAAGATGTATCTGAAGATTTTTTTTTATTTAGATTTTGTTTTTGTTTAAGATTTTCAGCAGACAAATCTCCCCTATTTGGATTATTATAGAATATTTTGGTTTCAATTATTTGTATAACTTTTTGAATCAATTCTTCCTCTTTTGTTTTACTTTTATCATCACTTTTATCTGAAACTGATTGAGTAGTTCCTTGAGTTAAATCCGCTTTATCCCCAATAACATTAATTGTTTTATTTCTTAAATTTTCTTTGGAACCCTCTGAACTTATTGGTGTAACACCATTTTTTTCTTTACCATCTGAAATTTGATTACCTTTATGTTTATATTCACTTACATCCATATTTGCTTCATTTATATCTACTTTCATTACATTTCCATTTTCATCACGCTTTAAAAAAATAATGGAGGGAAAATTTATTAGGTCTTCTTTTAAATAACCTCCGAGTTGCTTTTCTGGTTTTTTCTCTTCTGGTTTTTGCTCTTCTGGTTCTTTTCTTTTACAAACACAAAAAGTATTTCCTTGTGTATTATAGGCATAAGCAAAATCATAATACTGACCTTCTTTATGTTCTTCTAATATTTTTTGACAATTCTCAAGAATCTTTTTACTATCCTTTTCATATTCAATCTGTTTGGAAATCATTTCATCAGTTTGTACTGCTGTATTTTTTCCTGTTTGAACAGTTTGTGTTTCTGTATTTTTTCCTGTTTGAACAGTTTGTGTTTCTGTATTTTTTCCTGTTTGAACAGTTTGTGCTGCTGTATTTTTTCCTGTTTCAACAGTTTGTGTTTCTGTATTTATTCCTGTTTCAACAGTTTGTGTTTCTGTTGCAACATTTTGTGCTGCTTCTTTTTGAACAGGTTGTGTCTTCAATTTATTTGCAATTGTTTGTATTACATCATTTTTGATATTACTGTTTTCAGAAACATTAGGTGTTGGAGTGGGAATTAAAGGCTTAGCACTTTTTTTTAATTTATCTATTAAAATAGAAGTTATTGTTTCTTTCAAATTATTTTCTAATTCTTTTTCTTTTTCTCGTTGTGCTTGTGCTGCTGCTTCTTTTTCTTGTTGTGCTGCTTCTTTTTCTCGTTGTGCTTTTGCTGCTGCTTCTGCTGCTTCTTTTTCGTTTTCTTTTATAAATGTATTATATGTTATACTAAACTCATTCAATTTGTTTTCTATATCTTCTAATGTTTCTTCGTATTGTTTAATGTTATTGTTATTATCTATATATTTATTATCTTCATTTATTTGATTATCTAAATTTTGATTATCTAAATTTTGATTATCCTCTTCACCATCATTATTATCAAAATTTATTTCCAATTTTTTAATATTCTCTATCATGTTCTGAAGTTCAGTGTTTATTGCAACTACATCTTCTTTTATATTGTTATTACTCTTACGATATTCATTAAGTTCATCATTGCTTTTACTAAAAAATGTGTTAAAAGCGTCAATATTGTCGTTGAGACCATTAACTACGAAAAATTTATATGTTGGATTGTCTTTATAATTATTTATATATGTATTTTTTTCATCAATACTCTCTTCAATACTCTCTTCAATACCTTCACAAGTTTTTATAATATGTTCATATCTTTCAATAAGGTCATTTAAATTTCTAATATGTTCGATTTTATTATTTTCAAAATTTTCTTTTTGTTGTTGTTGTTGTTCTTGTTTTAATGCTTCTTCTAGTAATCTTCTTTGTTTTTCGTTTTCAGCTTTCTGTATGTTTTCTTTCATTATTCTTACTTTCTCAGCATCTAATCTTAGTTTCTCAGCATCTAATTTATCTTTAATCATAGTTGTAATTACTTCTGTTAGATTCTTTTGCAAATTCTCCTGGTTATTTTTTCTTTCTTCTTCCTTTTTTTCTTTTACAAAATTTGCATACGCTTCATTAATTAATTGTGTATATTGCAATTCAAAATCATTGTTATTTTTTTTGAAATCATCTATATTATCCTTTCTTTCTTGAAAATCATCACCAGGAGTATAGTCTTGAATTTTATTGAATAAAACATCTAATTCATCTTGTAATTTTTTTAATTCTCCATTATTGTTTAAAATATCAAAGTCAAATTCAGAATCAAAATTACTTTTAGATTCATTTACTTTTTTCTTTATTTTTTCATAGGTATCCTCATTATCAAATTTAAGTTCATTTCTGTTTTTTTCTTTTTCATATATTTGATTTCTTAATTCTTTATATTTCTCTTCTTTTGTACCACTCATTATTTACTATATATTGATATATAATAAATATATTTTAAATAAATCTTCCCTAAATCAGATGAATAAAATATGCCAATAAATATTTATATTCATCATTAGTTTATTTCATTACTTTTATATAAAGAAATTATTTCATCAGAATGTAACTTCTTAGCAAATTCATCTGTATCCATATCATTTTCATTAAAATTACAAATGGTAGAAACAGTATTTAATTTTGAAATTTGATCTAAAAATTCTAATGTTCCCACAGCAGAAGCAGCATTATATTTATCAATTTCATCTAAAAATAATTTTAAAATATTCATATAATGCTTAGGGTAATTGTTTATTTGAGATTGATTCTTTTTAATAGTGTCTGTTGAAGGATAAACAGTTTTATCTTTGTTTCCTTCGTTTGTAGGAATATCAAAATATAATAAATTTTCCTTTTTTTTTATTTCTTCTTTCAAATCTATTACCTCATCTTGTAGTTTAAGCGATTGTTCATTGAAACCTTTAATTTCCTTTTGAAATTTTGCTATATTTTGGCTAGAATCGCTACTATCAGAATCACTACCTTCCTCTAATGAATTTATACCTTTTAAAATATAATCTTCATATTCTGTCTCAAGGACTTTAAATTCTTCTTCTAAATTTTCTTTTATTTCTTTAATTTTCTCGTTTAAATTTGGAATCAAATTATTCACCAGTAACTTCAAAAATTGAATGGTTCTTGTCAATTCATCCATTTTACTTTGGTTATATGCATCATATCGTGTATAAGATTTATCACTTTTAAGATATCTATTTATTAAAGGTAAATAAAAACAAACAGGACTAATTTCGTCTCGAATTTGTGGTTCTCTTGATTCAAGTGACAATAATTCTTTTGTTACTATATCTATATTAATTTCATTTAAAGTATCATGAATATAAGATTTTAAAGTAACATACACATATTCAATATCGATTTGAACAGTGGAATAATGTGGATTTTCAAATGCATTTAATGAAGTCTCAAAGTCTTTATCATTGTTTAAAATATTACTTCTATCATAGGGAGTTAAAGTTTTTTCATAAAAATCTTTTGCATTATATCCTGGATGATTATATCCTGGTTGATTATACACTTGGTTTTGTAAAGCTGTTTCTGCTGCTTGTAATCTTTTTAGTTCTAAATTTAAGAAATGATTTAAATATTCAATATTGTGATAATAAGATGTAAATTCTTGAACACTTTCACCTTTATCCTTCAAACTTGTCAGTGTGTCTTGAAGTTTTTTTGCTTCTTGTTGTTGTTTTTGTTGTTCTTGTTTCTCCTTCTTTCTGACTTCATCTATTTTTACTTTTAATTCATATGTTTTATTTATATTTTCATTTATTGTTTTTCTTTTATTACTTAATTCGTCTTTTTTATATTCAATTTGTTTTTTTAAGTGTAAATCATAATATAAAGGTTTTTTATTAGGAAACAAATGATTAATTATAAAAACAAACGCATCATATAGTTTCTTTGGTTGAACTGGGTTTTCTGTTAAATAATCTAATAACTTAACACTTGCCTTTTGTGGGTTCAATGAAACTTTTGTATCAATTGTTTTAATAAATTCAAGGACATTTGTTTCCGTTGGTTCGTCTCCTTCTGTTGTTTTTATTTTTTGAATATAATGACTATCTATTTGGTTTAATAAATAAGAAGCATAACTATATAATAAAGTCCTGTTTGTTTTTATCATCTGCTTTTTTTTCTTTGCTGATTCACCTCTAATAGTATCTTTTTCTGACATAAAAATATCATAATTATAAACTATACGTTTTAGTTCGTTTATATCAATATAAGGTACTTTGGGTGGGTCATTTGCATTTTTAGATATATTTAATACGCAAAATACAGACAATATTAAATCATTGTAAAATTCTTCAGAATTGAATTCATTATTGCTTTTATATTTCGTTCTTGCATAATTAGTAAAATAAAGTTCTATTTGTTTAAATATAATAGATACTGGTTGTTCTTCACTATCCTTTTCATTCGTTTCAAAAGAAAAACAATTCTTATGATTAGGGCAGTATTTATCAAGGCAAATATTAATATAATTAGGAACAATATCCAACATATTCTTATTTTTTTGTTGAAGCACATATCTTATCATATTTCTCATTTCCGCAAGAGAATTATTAATGAATTTTCCTTCAGTTACTCTATTTGTGCAAACACTATTCGCCAGTTGCTGTTGTTCATATGTATATATTTCCAAATCCTTTACAAATTCTAATTTATCTACAAATAAACTGTCTATGAATTTTTTTTCTTCTTTATATTTTGGTTCGTTCTCTTGTATATCTTTAATATTCTTAAAAGAAAATATTTCAGAATTATCTACAGTTTGATTTAAAATAGGTTGTAATGGATTTTCTTCATTAAAAATAACACCTTCTTGTGTTTTACTTCCTGTGTTTAATTGTATTTTTATTGTATCGTCCCATATTTTTTGATAATCATCAAGAATTGTATCTTTAATCCATTTTCGGGTATTGTCACTATCCATTTGGAGAATCGTGATTTTACCTTTAATACCAAACTCAAATACAGGCTTCGCTGATTTAAAAGCATTGCTTAAATCCTTGTCTTTGTCATCATATAAAATTTTAAATATATAATTAACCAACAGGTCTTGATTTTGATTTTTTTCTTTTTGTTTTTCTATAGAGTATTTTATACCGGATGTATCTGTATTTAAATTTAACCTTGTTCTTAAATATATGTTCTCTTTATTTGTCATTTCCTTATCTCTATCTTTCCGATATAATGAGCATGTGTTATATCCTTCTGGTGTAAAGTTACTACAAACTTTCAAAAATAATTCTTTAAAATTTCCGTTTTCATTAATGTAATTTATAAAAGCCTTCTCTAAATACCTAAAATAATTTTCTAGAAAAAGTGCAAGTGTATTTGCATAATACGGACCTATACCCTGTGTCTTTGTCTGATTTTGGCTTTTGTCATATTCTAAAATTTGACCCTTTTTTGGTAAAACTGGATCGTTACCACTGTAATAATATTTTTCATTTTCATCTTTGTTAAAAAATTTCAATAACATCTCTCTCACTTTTTTTTTATTTTCCTCAGCTTCATTTTTTTCTTTATTTTCTTGTAATGCTTGCAAACCATTATTAATATTTGTTTTTACAGTTTCCCAATTTGATTGTAAAGTATTAATGAGAACAGGGTTTTTTATAGGTTCTATATCTTCAAGCTGTAACGGTTCTTTATCATCTTGATAATCTATACCTACCGCTTTACGAAGAAACCTAATTGCCTTTTTAAGTTCAATTAATTCTGTAATCTTATTTAATTTTTTAATCTTTTTAAAATCTTCATCAATAGCTCCATAATTAAATGGTAATCCGTTTAGTGCTTCCTTAATTTCATTAATATCATTTGAACCCCCACCTGTTGTAATAAAATTTTTTCCAATAGGATCTATTACATCATTACATTTTTCATTTTCATAAAATAATTTCTTATTTTCACCAACAATAGATAAAAATTCATTCTTAGCATTTAAATCAGCACAATTAAATTCATTTTCAACACCTGCAAAATCACCAATTATTAAAACAGGAGTATTATCAAAATTACCATCATTATTATATATAGTAAAACCAATAAATACAAGAGCATGGCTACGAGAACTATTTATATTATTAGGGGTCGCTTTTACATGACGGTCTGTATCAATAATATATCTTAAATAGTCACTTAATTGTGTATCTATTCCAAATTCCTTTGGTTCATTAAAATTACATTCATTATCACTTTGTTTATTTACACGAAAAGGATGAAAATTTTCATGTTGAATAGGACTTGATAATTTAAAAGAACTATTATTATAATCAAAATTCACAGGTTGTTTAGAATTGTCTTTATTCCAGTTACCTGTATAATTAATAGTTGGTTCTTGGTTCTCTTGGTTTGCATCTTGATATATTTCACATGAATGAACATTAACAGTAATTTTATTATTATTTGATATATTTTCACAATACCTTTTACATAACTCTATTAAAATCCCATCTTGTATATCACCATTAGGCATTCTCCTAGATATTAGAGTGCTTGTTTTTCCTGCTCCACTTGCTCCATACCCAATTACAAATACAGTTTTATTTTTATTCATCGCATCTATAACTTCTGTTATTTGATTAGCTACTGTTGAATTGTCTTGTTTTGGCTCAAAAATATTATTGTATTTTCCAAACAAATAAGAATAAGGATAATTGATAGAATTTATTTTACTTGTTTGTAAGTTTTCTATATCAGTTTTTTGTTCTTCTTTTTCGTGCTCAATTGGAATATACATATTTCTGTCATCTTTTTCATAATATGTCTCATTATCATTATTATAATTAAGTAGCAATATTTGTTTGTTATCACCTTCGCTATACTTAGGAAATTTAATTTCAAATCTTCTATTATAACTTTGTTCAGAAAGGTCAGTTTCTCCGCTTCCTTCTTGATGATAATCATTTCTTATTTTCAAATAAGTTAATATGCTATTATTTATGTTTGTTTGTATTCTGTTATCAAGTTTTTTATGCATTGTTTCATCATTAAACTTCTCTATTAATTGACTATTTGTATTTTCTTCTTCTTCAAATGAAGTATAAAATAGTTGTCTTAAATATTTATATTCATATTCAATAATTCCTAGTATAAAAAATAAAAAACGAGCTATATCATTTTTAAACTTGTCATCAGTTTTACTTATATTGCTTAAATTTAATTTACTTTTATAAATTGGTTCTAAAATATTATTAGCAAAATGCCCAACTTTGTATTTTACACTGGAGTCATAATC